CTAGGCGACTTTATCTTTTAACTCTATATCAAGAATGACAGATTGAACATAGGAACTTAGCCAGAAACTCTTTCTTCCATCCTTATGCGGTTTCATGTAGCGACCGTCTCGAATTCTGGAATCCAGTGTCTCAGGTTCGATATTAAGCAATTTAGCAAACTCAATTCGACCAATCCGGCGTTCACTGCTCGCCTTGAGTGCTTTTCTAAGCTCCTGCATCTCGCTATGTATTGCCTGGAGCAACTCATATTCAGTATTAGTTTTCATAACACCTCACTTGAATCCACAAATTGAACAAAACACGTCACAATGAACCGTGAACTTTTTACAGATGAAACAGTATTCAGTCACTGTTGTCCTCCTTGAGTCTTTAGATATTCCGCTTTAGCAGCTGCCCAATGATCCGCATCATATGGATTTAAACCTTTTTTCTCACACCAGGTGGTACACCACAGAAATTGGGCATCATCGTATGGTGTAGGTTGAACAATTTGAATGCTCACTCAGTCACCTCAATACTTTTAAATAACGACTTCATAAGGTCGTAGGTTTTAGGTGCAAAACGCTGCTTAACTTCTTCATTCAGCAGAGTCTCAATTTCATCCCAGTGATCAACCAGAACAGCCCAATGTTTAGAGACTGCTTTCATCTGGCCAAGACGTGCACGAAACTCCGGTACTGCATTAAGTAATCCTACACAGCGCTCAAAGTCAGCCGGATCATGTGGGTGAAAGTTGGTTTCCCATGCTTTGCCCGCCACTGGACCATCATTCAGCAGTGTTGCCATCAGACACTTGCTTGACATACCTGTATTCGCATTAAGTAGCCAGTGCATAGATTTTTGAACTTCAGTCATATCAGCTTCCTTGCCCTTGAATTACATAACTACGAATCTGAGCCAAAACAGAATCAAGCTCTTTGATATTTATATTCTGGCTAAACATCTGACATAAGGCATGACCAGCCACGCTTCCCATAAAGTGCAATGCTTCAATTTCACTTTGATCGGCAATTTCATTTGCTGCTTGGTTGAAATAAGTATTGCTAAACGCTTTCGCTAACTCTGATCCGCTTTCAGCAATCAAGCCAACGGGTTCGATGTGGTTGATCACCAGCATAGGTTTATTAGTCATTGGCTTCATCCTCATTCCAGCAAATATCACTATCTTCACCACGTGCATCCATTTCACCGGTATTACCGCATCCTGTGCACTTCACTTCATCGCCATCATGAAACCAACCCTTTGTAGAAGCTTCGGCAGCAGTGGAGTAAATAATTGCTTCGTGATGTCCGCACTTAAAGCAATCAGAAGCCCATTCAACTTTCAATTCTGTTATTTGTGGCTCCTGTGCCTTAACTGCCGCTTCAATAATCTTCCAACCATCAAGTCTTTCTAATCGACGAGAATCCATGCCACTTGCTTCGACCTGCTGTTCAACCATTCGTTCAATTGCAACAACGGTCTTAGTATCATCTTTGATTAAAATAAAACCTCCCGGCACCGCTTGGGCTTTGACTTCTTTCCAGGCAGACCAACTAAAAAGAAGGGCTGTGATTAATTTTCCACACTTCTTTTCAATATCAGCAGGAACATCAGTACGTTTGATGTATGCTCCAAATTCAAAAAATGTGTACTGCGCAACATGCTCAAGACGTTTAAAGCATTCAGACTGCTCAAATTCAGCTTTCAATTTTTCAATATCCATCACGCCACCTGTTTTAATTTTTGATACCGAGCACGACCATAAGCACGGCATGCTGATACACATTGAGGGCAACGGCAGCCAGTGTTATACATGCTCATCGTGCCGTGTTTACGTTGTCTTTTTTCTACCAGTCCACATACATACAACTTCTTCCAGTTGGTGTTCGCTGCACAACATTCATCGCAGCGACACCCGTGGTTTGTATATGTAGAGATTGTCCCGTGCTTCAACGAACCACCTCCATTTTGAGTTCCACCACATATGGATCTGGCAGTGGAGTTAGGAAGGTGACATTGTCCATTTTGAATACATGCTTCAGTACTTCTTCCAGCTGGCTTTCGGTAAGCTTTACAGTTTTAGTTTCAACCACACGATGCTCGATCCAGTTATCGAAAGGGGAAACAGCGGTCTTTGCTGGATCAGAAGTCTTTTCCATTCGTGGTTCTGCACGATTACGCTGAATATCCTGGACGTAAAAATAATGCTTATTATCTGCTTTGCCTTCTGACTTTAAGCAGCCTTGACTCTCAAGGGCATAACAAGCGTTATCAGCTTGGCGTTTAGTGATTGCAAGCGAGTCAGCAACCTTAAAAGTAGTCACACCATCGGATGAAAAAAAGCATTGGTTTTTAATAAACTCAAGAATACGCACCTTGATTGGCTTGCTGGTGTCATCTTTAGCTTTAGCCGGCTGTTGTTCTATCTTGAAAGGTGTCCCTGGAATAATGTTAAGCAAATTTGTCGGTGTGATTTTGGCATCGAAGCCTTCTACACCAACGACCTGAGGTGCTGGAGGAGTAGGGTCATTAATTTTGGTCTGGTCTTTAACTACTTCCTGAACAGCACCAGTCTTTGCACTCACCATCAATAGAGTTTCTTTTTGAACTACTGGCTCAGCATGTACTTGATCGGTTGTCTGTGTGGTGTGATAGACACCTAACTCATCCAGGTGAATTTTTTCGTCTTGCAACAACACAGCAAGGCAGTTTTTAACTGTTTTCAGCGACATCTTAGAATTGTTCGCAATTTGCGCAGCTGATAAACCAAACGGATCATTGGCCAATGTGTCGACCACCTTGCCTAGGTTTTTATCCATTTTTAAGCTGTTAAGATCTTTAATATTTGTCATGAGCAAAGTCCCGAATAGTAAAATTAGTGCATCATGCCGTGATGTTTTAATTTTTTACGCAGTGTTCCCCGGTTCAAACCTAGAGTCTCTGCTGTAAGCGTTTGATTCCCCCGGCACTTAACAATTGCTATTTGCAGCAAATGTACTTCCAGTTGTTCAACTGCAGCGCGGAATGCATCCCCTTTACTGATTTCAACGATGTGCTCAAGTTCTTTCTTGCTGATCGTCAATAAATTTTTCTCAACCATGCTGTATTTCCCCTTAAGACGTTTGAATGACGCGAATCTGTGAATTCAATTTTTTGATAAAGGCCGAGCCTTGTTTGAAATAAACTTTAAAAAATACCTGGTAACGCTTTTTCCCTTCCGCATTGAGGTGCTCTGAAGAAGTGATCGTGACTTGGCCACGGGTAGGGTGTACCAGAGTCACCATATTTTTCTTTTTACAGACGCTTAAAATGCGGTACTGATCATTGAGTAAGAATGCAAAGAATGCCTTTCTCATGGTCAGGTCAATCGACCCCACCGGCTTGGTGGGATCTGGTAAATGGTTGAAGTAGGTCATGCCTTTTTGTTCAATTTTTGCGTCTTGCATTGTTTAATCTCGGCCTGTGAATTCGTAACCCAGCTGATCCGCACGTGCTTGACACGTTTTCAGGATCGTTGGATAAAACTCAGAATTTCGGAAGATCTCCAGAGCGCTACTTAAAACACTCATATCTTCAACCTGAGGTATGGTTTTAAGAGCCTGGTTGAAACGAGTTTTCAAATCGTCTTTTTGCGTGTTCTGGGTGCTTTGCTGTTGTGCAGCGGCTTGACTAGACTTCTGGGCAATGATTCCCCGGATACCTTCACAGGTTTCTTCAAATTTTTGTTGCTGAACGTCATGCAGACTGTTCAATCCACGTTTGGCGCAGTACTTCTCAATATCAATGCCTGCCTGTTGCATGAGATATTGAAGTTCTAAAAATTGATTACCGTCGATACATGCATCAGCAGAACCAGAATTCAACCACCGTTTGAGTGCGATACCATCAGCCTCAGTCAGGGGTCTTGGTTCAATGAATAAACGTGTCCGGTCTTTAGTGGCAATTGCCAGGTTTTCATGAGTAAGATCCAGAACTGTGGTGAACTCGTATTCGATACCTTCACGCTGTTCGGCCTTCATGCCCACTTTTTCAACTTTCTTTTTGCCGCCATTGTTGGTTTGAACTGTTTCCATTTTTGAGCGCAAGGTCACAATGATATTGATACTGGACTGCAACATTGCATCGATAAATTTACGGTGACGTGGTGTGACTTCGCTCCACGCTCCCCAGGTGTTACCACGGAACGTTGTGCTACCCAATTTATCTACGATTTCTAGACAGCCACCTACACCCGACCACTCATGGGTAATGCTATCCAGAATTAAAGTGTCAAAGCCTGCTGCTTCAGCTGCCTTGATTGCATCAATGAATTTTTCAGGTGTATAAGGTGGCTGTAAATTTGCATGTTCAAATGCAACAATATCTTCATACAGTTCAGCACTACTGTTTTCTGTGTCTGCAACTGCAATACGACCGCCAATACCTTTGGCCAGCATTAAAGCGCCATAGGTTTTACCTGCACCAGTAGGACCAGAAACAGCTAAGCGTAACTTTGCGTTTTTACGTTGAGCAGGTTTAAAAAATACGTTTGTCATGATTTTTCCCTCAAAAAATCAAAAATTAATGAGCGCGTGAACGACGTGACCAGTCACGGTATTCATCCGAGCTATAAAAACCTGAGCTCACACGCGCTTGATGTGCCTGGCTGCGTATCTCACGTTTTTTGCGTGACTGCGCATTTACGATTGGTTGGCGAGCTTGGTTTAGTGCCTTGATCAGCCATTCTTCTTGATCAACCAGTTCGATCAGCATCATGCTGCCGTCAATTGCCTGTTTATGAACTTCAAAGCCTGCGATGTTTCCAGCTTTATGGGCATTTACACTGCTTTTGCGCTTAAGCACATAAGTCACTGGGCGATCTGTACCCACACGGTAGCGTTCACAGTGGTAGGTTAGAAAATTCGGATCTTCCTGCTGGAAGCTGTCGATGTGTTCTGCAAATTTCATTTCGCTTCTCCTACAGCGTTGGCGATTGCTTCGGCTTGATATGCAGCTTCTTTGTCTGATGCGTGAAGAACCATAATTGCCAGCCCAAGAAAGACCGAAAACACAACCATCCAAGCCGCTACATTTGAAGCGACTCCTTTCACTACTGACTTTGGTTCAGGGTGCTGGTACAAACGTTCGGACGTTTGGCGAGAAGTGCCAAACTCTGGTAACTTGCTTTGGATTGGGTTTTTATTCATAATAATTTCACTCACAGGTAGTATGTGGGTCACGCTCCAGGTAGTTCGCGCTACGCTGGGGCTTTTCTTTGTCTGTGAGATAAATATACCTACGAGGTAAAATAAAGTAAATACCTGATAGGTAAAATTGGTAAAATTATTTTTACTCTTCAGGTGAAATAAGTTTTAATAGACAAAAGAAAACCCACACAAGGTGGGTTGTTTGGAGTTTATTATGGATAAGAATCAAGAATTAGAACGTGGCATTATTCCTGCTGGAACGCGCATTAAATTATATGAAGGCTCAATCACACTCTTGGAGGATACTGTGGTTGATGCAAACCAAGAGTGGATTGATAAGGCGATCAAAGATCAAGAAGATTACGATAATGGTATTGGAACCACATCTGAACCTAAATTATAACCAGACATATTTACGCAGCCAGGCTCTTGTCTCTTCTTTTAGACTCACAGTCCATGAGGTATCTTTGGTGACTAAAGTAACTAACAATTTATCATCTGAGTCTATGTAGGGACTAAGTGCGTTCACAATATCCGAAGCACTCCCTGAGTGACCTATAATCCAAACAGACTTCAATGGCTTACTATGTCCGTTAGCAATAGATTTGATAGCTTCGATCAGTTTACTGTAGTCCTTATCTTTAATTAAGTCATAGCTGATTAAGTATTTAGATATTGCCATATATTTCTCCACCCGATCCAAGAGCCGCTCGGGTATGCGGCTTTTTTAATTTATAGTACTCAGCAATAAAGTTAATTCACCCAATATCTGTCACCATTAAAGTCATGCCTAAGTTGAAGGCAGGCTTGGCGTATTTGCTTATGCTTTAAAAAATTGTTTTCATTTTTCCTGTCAAATACCAAAGGGCTTTCTGATATAAAAACATAATCCATGTGAGCAGACATGAGCGGAGCATTGGGGTTGTTATTAGTTCTGTTGGAAATTTCATTGAAACTAAGATTTATGGCATCAAAGCTGAGGGGGCTAGTCCTAAAATTATCACATTGAAGGAGAAGTGTTTCTGCATCACTGAAAGGCAGTTTTTCACCATTAACCACCAAACAACCATCATCACACTTGCTGGAACAGCCAGATAGTAAAAATAAAGCAACTAAACCAAGAGCTATTTTCATAAATCCCCTTATTAAAATTTTTTTCAATCATAGACCCACATAGGTTCTTAGTTTAAAAACCATTGAAACTCATGCTAGTGGCTAATTCTGTAAAAAGCAGACCTAGTTGTATGCGGTCATATTTATTCGTCTTTTTTATCAACCATCTTCTGGCCCAGCTTTCCTTCTTTGCAAAGCTGAACGATCTGCTCATTAGTCAACACTGGTACATAATAAAGATCACCAATTTCTTCAGCTAAAATTTTCACCTCTTGAGCGCTAAGAACTATTGTCTCATCGTTAGCAGCAGCGTCATTGATTCGGCTGATAATCTGGTTGATAGGTAATTTCGAGTTACTCATTTTTATCTCTCACGGCTTAACTAAGGCTGACTCTAAGCGTCCAATGAAATCAATTTCATTAAGCTGCTCATTGGTAATAAATTCATCTGGATAGCGGATCTTGTCAGGATTATCACTTGCAAGTCTTACTGTTGTTCCACCTGCGTAGCTTATGAATATCCTTTTCATTCTTAGCTCATAGTTATGCTTAAAGACATAAACTGACCCACTTTTAAGCATGCCTGGATCCTTGTCAGCCACATCAATAAAAAGAGGGCTGTCAGGTGCTACGGTTGGCCACATACTATATTCATCAGAATAAATTACACGTAGATTTTCTGGCTTAGCCTGTATGCCTAAAATCCTTAACAGTGATGGGTCTATATCTAAATATTCACTTGGGTCTTCTAAAAAATTCTCTATGCCGCTTCCACAAGAAGCTTTTACATCCCTGTACACCGGTATTCTCACACTATTCTTTTTACTTCCTTCAGCATCACGAAATTCAATGGGTGAAATCTGGATTCCACTTTTACTTGAGATGTCACCCAAAGGGATGGCGACAGCATTTGCTTGGTCCAAAAACCCTTTTGGCTTGCTAAATGCCTCTTCTATTTTGGCAGCCGTTTCATCGCCAATATTCTTGGTTGGATTTTTACCTATGTATTGACTAACTAGATTGTAAGAAAGCCCCACCTTTTCAGCAAAATCAGTGCGACTCAATCCAGACTCTTTCATTAAATCTCGAGCATTCTTAAGCCGTATTTCATGAATTTGCATCAAACCGGTCATGATAAATCCCATTGTTAATTCCATTGCTAAATTTACCTGTTAGGTAGAAAAAATAAATACCCTGATAGGTTGAATAAACTTTACCTACGAGGTATATTTGATAATAATTTACCTATAAGGTGTATTTTCATGCGAAACCTATACGAATACTGGAAGTCCTTAAGCGAGGATGAAAAGCGTATTTTTTGCTCCCGTGTAGGAGTGTCTTACGGCTACATGGAATCACATTTGATTCATGGTCGAAAAAAACCCCGTATGGAAACAATTCAAGCAATCGTTGATGCCAGCAATAACAAGCTATCCCATAAGAAGTTGTTTGACTTTTTCTTAAAAAAGACACCTAGCGCCGCTTAAAACCAATTTAAGGAAACCCCATGAGCAAAGTATCTATTGAGCTAAGCGCAAGTGCCAGAAATGGCGTATCGCGCATTTTGCAAGCACTTGCAACAAGCAAACAGGGAGATCTAGCCGATCAGTTAGGAGTAGACCCTAGCACATTATCGCGTATGAAAAATGAATTGAAAAACAATAGCTTGACTGAAATTGAAATGTTTTGCGAGTTATTGAGCTGCCTTGGCTTAAAGATTGTGCCAAAGGAATATCAAAGCATTGATAAGTCTAGGGTCGAAGCACTTCTTGTTATGTCTAAAAGTTGGATGAGTCGTATTGAATCAGTAGATGACTTATTTCATGACGAAATCAGCGGACAAAAAGAAAAACTTGGATATTAAAAAGCCTGATTTACGAGATCAGGCTTTTTAAGTGTTTCAATCTTAGAGGATTTAAACAATGAATACTTTACCACAAACAATTCAAGTTGCCGACAAGCACACACCGGTTGTTCAATACAAGTCGGTGCCAGTGATGACCACTGCACAACTTGCTGAGTTTTACGGAACTGATCAAAACAATGTGCAAGTAAATTTCAATCGAAATGCTGATCGTTTTGTCGAAGGTAAACACTATTTCAAACTAGAAGGCGATGATCTTAAAGCTTTTAAGAACATACCTACTGTAAGTAAGTATGTTCCAAAGCAGTCAGCGCGTCTAATTTTATGGACTGAAAAAGGTGCGGCCCGCCATGCCAAGATTCTGGATACAGATCAAGCGTGGGATATTTTCGAACAACTCGAAGAAGTCTATTTTTCAGTAAAGGAAAAATCATACCTTCCAGCGCTTCCTGACTTTGCAGATCCAGCTGCTGCTGCACGTGCCTGGGCAGAACAGTTTGAAGCCAAGCAATTGGCACAACAGCAAGTTGCTGAACTGGCACCCAAGGCTGAAGCACTCGACACCATTGCAGACACCACCAATACCTACTGTCTGCGGGACTGTGCGAAAACCATCGGCATCCGTGAATCCGATCTAATCAAACTTCTGATAGACAAAAAATGGATCTATCGGGATGCGGATCGCAAGCTGCAGCCCCATGCTCAATACGTTTTGAACAAGGTATTCACCAATCGTACGTCACCAGTGATCGTGAATCGCAATGATGGGAAAGAACGCGTTTTCTTACATATGCGCGTTACTGCATTCGGCCTGACCCGCATTACTGGGCTGGTCAACAAAAATAGAAAGGTAGCTGCATGAACGACAAGCGAATATATTGCGACATATGCCACACAAAAGAGATTTTTACTCCTATTCACCGTATGAGTGATCGGATACGTCTATGTGTGGAGTGCGCAAGAGAAGTGGCTAATTTGTATGTCTATGATTTTGAGCTGCGCTGGATAGATCAAGACTATGAGGAGAAGTATGGCCCAGCACCAAAGAGCAAAGTCCGCAAAACTCTCCCTAAGGCTACAAGAGAACATATTTTTAAAAGAGATGGCTATGCCTGTCTGCACTGTAAAAGCACAACGGATCTATCAATAGATCACATTATGCCTGTTGTGCATGGTGGCGGCGATGAACTGGAGAATCTCCAAACATTATGTCGCGTCTGCAATTCCAAGAAGGGCTCCAACCTTTTGAGCGAGGTTGGCCATGAGTAAATTCGTTCCAAACTCTTTTCAGCTTACAAATGCATTCGTTGATGAAGCTATGAATAAAATCAGTGATGCTTCCGTCAAGATCTATTTGTTAATTGTAAGGAAGACCCGTGGGTGGGGGAAAGAGAGCGATTCACTGTCATTAAGCCAGTTAGAAGAGTTGTCTAGAAAAAGCCGTCCTACAGTAGTGAAATGCTTAAATGAGCTGGTAAAGGTTGGCCTTGTTGAAAAGCGACACCAGTCAAAATTTGGCAATGTCTATTCGTTGATTGATGAATACAACATTGGTGAAATTTTTAAGTTTCCTAGTAAAAAATCTTTACTGGTTAAAGAGTTCACACCATTCAAAAATGAAGGGGTTAAAAATTTTAACTATCCTAAATTTGATGACAAAACAGCCAAAAAGTCAGGTCAAATAACAAGCGAAATTCGCTTAAATTTCCCTAGTAAAAATTCTTTACTAGTTAAAAGTTTTAACCAGACTAGTAAAAAATTTTTACCGCAACTAGTAAAAATTTTTAACACACAAAGTAAAACTATCAAAAGACACTATCAAAATAAAAAAACCAGCTGGTTAGTTTTGAAAAATTTGAAAGATGAAATTGCTTTGGCAAACGATTCAATTCCAGTTGAGAAAATCACTGAGGCAACTTGGTTCAATCGTGAGTTGAATGCATTTGAAAATTTCAATGCTGAGCGTAATCACAATCCGGGATTCAAAATTTACTTGTTCGCTGACTGGTTGATTAAGGCGTATTTCAAATATGAAAAACAGACCACTTTGAAATCAGCTCTGGATAATCCTCAAAAAACATCTGGCACACATCACAAACCATCGGGTGCACAACAAAAATCTGATTACCTTTCTGAAAAACAGATTTTTACCTTTGCTCAAAAACTTTCTCATCATCCTGAATTTGCCAGCAAGTTCAGTGAACCAGGGGAATCCTACGAAAAACTTGCTGCCCGTATCGCCGTGAAACTGAAAAATCCGGCCCAGGCCAAGAAGTGGGAAAGCTATTTAAAACAGGTTGGATTTAATGGGGATTTACCTGATATCGCTGCATAACACAGACAGATTCAGGTTCTCTATCAAAAATTAATTAAGCATCTTCGAGGGGAATTGAGATGACTTTACAGCACATAGAAGCACAAAAAGCGGCACGTTATGTAGGGAATTATTCAGAGAAGCAGGCGCAACGTCGTGCACTGGATGAAATGCTAAAGGGGTACAAGGGGAAGATCACTGAACTACCAGGGCCAAACTTTAAACCACGTCCTGTTCACCATCACTGTGAAGATCCAAATGAGTTTTGCGGTCTGATCAAATTAAGCCGAATCAAGAACTGGTTCAATGCCGGTACTAAAAACCTGTCACGTCGCAAGATGATCTTAAAGTTTGTGGATATGACTGAAGACCAGGTGCTGTATATCACCCTACCATCCAATGAGCAGAGCCTGAGTAACCGTGAGTACCGCAATATTATGAATGCCATGCCACTGGTTGAAGCAGAAGAGCAGCGTTTGTTATCCGATATGACCAGACCTTTGCTGGATCGTCAGCCTGCTGTTCACCAGTCAGCTTTTGATTTTGGGGATGTGTCGTGAAAGACCTAAACAAGACATTGCTGTTTATTTTTATGGCAATCGGGGCCGGAATTTTGAAATTAGGGGGAGTGGAATAAGCATGAATAACGATTCCAATATTGCCCGAGCTATGTGCCTGGTACCACATCACATGATGCTGGCTTTCATGCAGGGTAATCACAATAAAATTATTGATGATAGTGCCTACTGGAACATGCTGGGTACTGCCTGGAAAGCCGGTGGCTGTTTTAAAGATCAAAACGACTGGATGGTGATGTTTCGCAGTAAACGCAGAAACCGTCAGAAGATTATGAAAACCAGCGAACGTCGTGAATTTGCACGTTTGCCTAAAAAATTGAAGGCGTACCGGGCCTATGCGGATCCAATTGAAATTGAACAGTCAATTTGCTGGAGCCTGGATAAAAAGTTTGTTGAGCAATATGCCAAGGCGAAAGACCTGCAGATTGCAGAATGCACGTTTAACCGTGATGACGTATTTGCTTATTTTAACCGTCGTCAGGAGTCTGAAATTCTGGTGTGGCGAGATGTCGCGTAAATCGTCGTGACCTATATCAAATTTTATTTATCAAAATTTCAATCAAGTATTACAGGGTGATTACCGCATGAGTTTAGGCCAAGACACATTTATGCCACGTGTTGAGCTAGTCGTTCATAAATTTACAAATCCTGAGTTAAAGCAGACACAGCGCGAGTACTGGGAAAAGGAAGTCGCAAAGTTTAAGAAACAGGGCAATCAGATTACCCAGATCCCGAGAGGACAAAGCGGTTATAAACAAACGGAAATGGAATATCCCAGCAAGGGCAGACAAAGCAAAGGTGGAGCACGGCAGTCTACTACGGTTTATAGAACACATGAGGCAGATACCTATGAAGGTAAGCCATGTAAAAAATGTGGTTTAAAACTGCGTTACGTTTCAAATAGTGCTTGTGTGGATTGTGCGAAATCGAGAAAGAAGAATGTCCAAGCTAAAAGTTCGTAAGAAGAAATTTAACCCAAACCGGGTATCGCCGGCAGCGACCAGACAGTACCAGCACGACGCATCATTGCGTCGTGACATGGCTCAAAAGTTCCCAATGGAAATGGAATATGTTGGCCATCATGTGCATGAGTACATTGAACGCAAGAAATTAGATGAAAAAGAATTATTTGATCTTTTTTCAGACAGCAAGACGTTACCGTTCCATATAGCGTTAGGGGCATACGATTGGCAGAACATGGGTATCGTTCTGGTACTCGATCATATCAAGCCATGTGAGTGGTTCATTCATACCAATATTCACCTGATGAATATTCATGAGGAAGAAACCAACATGGTCACCGTACCTTATGAGCAACGAGTTCCAGAGATGCATCACTGTGAACTTTGGCAAGGTAAGGCAGATGCCAAGGTGGATCTGGGTATGGGTTTAAAGAAGGTCGGCTGGAAAGGTCTAAAGCAAGAGTTAGCCGATGCGATTGATGCCCGAAAGGATATACCTGATGGTCATGCCATCGAATGTATGCAGATTTATATCAGTGCTGATGTCGAGTTTAAGAGTCTTGCGGCTTACAAGGAATATCTGGCCGTAACTTCATGGCTAAAACAGGGTACAGCAGTAGCAGAAAGAAATCTGCGATCTTTATGGGTACAAGAGCAGTACTCAGCACAACTAAATGGACAGGGTTATGGGATAGAACATGCGGTTTGAAAACACTGATGACGTGCATACCAATTTTCAGGAATGGATCAAAGCACAGGACTTTTATCCAACCTTGCTGGCCAATCGTGGCACTGCATTATTTTTACGTGATGGTGATGAATACCGCTATATGCCGATTCGAGTTGGCTTTAAGGCTTATCAAATGATTCAGGATAATCGGGGAACAATATGATGTTAAAACCAAATACTTTACACCTGGCATTGGCCAGTGCGGGGATGTATTTCAACTTTGAACGTCGTGTTATGACGACCTTCAAGCCAAAAACGAAAAAAGCAGTTACTGGCTTACCAGAGGTTAAATCTTTGGATGAGATCATGTCGGAAAATACCGGGCTGGTTTGCGCCTGGGATCTGGCTGCTGAATAAATAGCCTATGCCAGCGGTATTGACTGATCGGGAACTTCGGAAAGCAGGCTTGGGGCACTTATGCGCTAAGCCTGTACCTGATCCAAAAAAGAAAACCCCAAAATACAACAATATTAAGACCGAAAAGGACGGGCTTAAGTTTGATTCAAAAAAAGAGCAGCGTCGGTATGAGCAGCTGAAGACCATGCAGCGTATGGGATTGATTGCTGATTTACAGCATCACGTACGCTTTGAAATTATTGATTCGGTGCAGTATCCATCAAAAAAGAGCCGAACTGCAGCACGATATTATGAAGCAGACTTTGTATATACCGATCTCAAGACCGGTCAGACCATTGTTGAAGATGTGAAGTGTAAATCAACTGCGACAAATCCGGTGTATACGCTGAAAAAGCAACTCATGATGTTGAAACATGGCATAGAAATTCAAGAGGTCTAAATGGCACTATTCAAAAAATTGGAAAAGCAGATTGAAGGAAAGCTCTATGCCGTTGGGGACCTACACGGCTGCTATAACCTGCTCATGAATAAATTGCAGCAGATCGGCTTTGATTTTGAAAAGGACCATCTGATTTCAGTAGGTGACCTGGTGGATCGTGGACCACAAAACCTGCAGTGTATCGCATTACTTTCTCAGCCATGGTTTAGTGCTGTACGTGGTAACCATGAAGACCTGTGTGTTGGTGGTCTACATAACGAATCTGCAAAGCGCTGCCATATCGCCAATGGTGGTGAATGGTTTTATATGCTCGATGGCCAAGCTATGTACAACATTGCACACACCTTTGCCGAGTTGCCTATAGCGATTGAAGTTGACTATAAGGGCAAGCGTTTTGGGTTTGTGCATGGCCATATTGAACACAACAACTGGGATACCTTCAAAAACGACTTAAATTCAGTAATCGAAGGTCGTCATGTAGCAGATCACGTAATGTGGGGACGTGATCGTTTCGGGGATTGGGAAGGAACTCAGTATTCAGCGGTTGAAAATGTGCATGCAGTGATACTTGGCCATAGCGTTTCACCACAGCTTGTCAAACGTCATAACTGCTATTTCATAGATACAGGTGCAGTCCATTGGGCCACGCTCACTGTACTTGATCTGGATTTGATTTAAAGGGGTAGGTAGATATGGCCGAGCGTAAGAAACACACTGATGCAGAACAGAATGATGAAAAGAAGTCATCAACGATCATGATCTATGAAGCATGTGTGGATCTGCATAACCAGGGGCAGATTATCACACGTGAAACTCTGCAAATCGCACTTCCACATCTTACCCGGGGACAGATTGATGATCGCTTAAGTTATCTGGTGGATACAAATCAGGTGAACCGCGTTGAACGTGGTGTTTATATGCCGGTGCAACAGCATCGTCCTGCACGCATGATTAGTAAAACGGTGCTGAATGACGGTACGGTAAAGATTGAAATCGGTGATGATATTGTGCTGACCTTAACACCTAAAGAAGCACGGGATTTTGGGTGTTTAATGATGAGCGATGCCATGCAGCACAGCAATATTGAGATGGGTCGGAGCATGAATTACCTCACAAATAACATTGCTACCCAAGTCAGTAAGCTTACACGCAGTATTGAGCGTATCCATGAGGAGAAAATCCAAGGAGGCCTGTTTGATGAAAGTAGTACATAAATTTCCTGTCACTCAGGCATGGGAGCAAACTTTTGAAGTATCAGAAGGTGCTCAGGTATTGGATATTGAGCTGAGTGATGGACAGTCATGCGTCTGGATACTGCTAGATCCAAACCACCCAAGGTACCATTAACCATCTTTGCTGCTCACACTGGCCAACCGCTTCGACACGAGCATGGAATATATATAAAGACTCTGCATGTATTTAATAACCTTGGGCAGCAGATCGTGACGCATTTCTTCAGGAAGCCATAGTTAGGATGGATAATAAGAAATAGTCATATCAAAATGTATTGATATGACTAATTAGATAAAAGCTATTCAGCAGACAGTAAATATATGTCACTGGCAGATAGGCCATCTTTTACATACAGCATAGGCGTTTGTGCTTCATCAATCCCTTCTAGCATTAAAGCTGCTTTAGCTTGATCAAATGACTTTTGAACTGAGTGTCCAAAGCTAATAGATGAATAAAACTGAGCAGAGAAATATTGTGCAGCTTCGTCAGTAATACTTTGGGTCATCCCGATTGCGCATTCAATATGTTGGGTGACTAATGATGCTTGATTAAACGAAGAGCAGGTATTAAAGAAAACCAATCGTAAATTATCATTTGCTACGCTCATAGCTTGAACGATAGCTTCAAGTGATACCAACTTTGTTTCATCATTATTGTTCATTAAAACCAACTCATCGTCATCACTGCCATGACCGCTGAAATGGACAATAGTTGGCTCACAAGTATTTAGATGATGCAAAATGTCACCAGGCCTAACTGCCCATCTAGATTCAAGTTTCACAGAATCTCTATGACGCGCTTTACTAATTTGTTCATCTATAGATCGCACTTCAATATCTAACCCTAATTGCCCTTGATCACGTGGATTAGACGCTAGAAATAAAACAGTAATTTTTTTCGGTAATTCTTTTAGTTTTTTGATTTCCTGTGAATGATCTTTCACAGTAGAAGATAAGTTGGCCATTAACTTTGCCTGTTCCTTGTTAGCACGATCGACTTTAACTTGATTTTGTTTAGCTAATTTTGTTTCTTCAGCGAAGACCTTTTTTTCATATTCACCTTTACGTTTCTCTAAACTTGCAATTTCTTTCTCATGTTTAGCTATATTGTCATAATGTTTTATTTTTGCCGCCTCACATCTTTCAATCTCTTTACTCTTACTTTTAATTGTAGTTAGTGAACTAGTACTATTAATTTGTCTTTTTAAGTTTGCAATTTTTGTATTTTCTTTTGAAATGCTTTCAGTTTCTTTCCCTTTTTTTGCTAGAGCCTGGGAAATCTTTTTAGCTGTATCTTGAACAGTTCTTCTGTATGAGTCTAATAAAGACATTTTGGTATCCTGTAATCGAAATGTGATAAGTGTATTTATAGTTAGAGTCACTATAAATTAGAAAAAAGAATAAATCATCCTTCCGTGGAACATCTATCCACTGTACGCACTGCGTAAAACTGTAGGGTTCGACAGTACGCACCGCGCACTCCCATCATCACCTTGTAAGCAAAGGTGGTGTGATGTCAGAGAAGAAAACAGCTCCTGATTGGGAGCGTATTGAAATCGAATATCGTGCAGGCGTGCAGTCTATAAGACAGATAGCACAAGCCTTTGGCGTATCTGATGGTGCTATTCGCAAGCGTGCAAAAACCCAAGAATGGACCCGCGATTTAAACGGCAAGATCAAAGCAAAAGCCGAAGCAATAGTACGCACTGAAGTGGTACGCACTGAGGTACGCAACTCACCTGAATATAAGGCCACTGAAAAAGAGACCATTGATGCCAATGCCAATCTGATCGCCAGCATCCAGATCAATCAGCGTAAAGATATCCAACGTGCCCGAAATTTATGTATGGGCCTGTTTGATGAACTTGAACACATGATCGGACTGGACAACATTGCACTACTCGATGACTTCGGCGATGTCATGCGCAAGGAAGATGACAAAGGCCAGGACAAACTGAATGACCTGTACATGAAGATCATCCAGCTGCCGAACCGCGTGAAGTCAATGAAGGATCTGGGCGACACGCTCAAGACTTTGGTTGGTCTGGAAGTACAAGCTTATGGTCTGGATAAAAAACAAGAAGAAAAAGCCGATGACCTGACTGCATTGATCAATCGAATTGCACAAAGCAACTCATCCACATTCCAGCCTGTAGCACATGACCCTGAGTTCGATAATGAAGATGGGGACGCTACGTGAATAAGACGGCCAACGACCCACATCAAAATAATTTCATGCACGTACGTGCAATAAAACTGCACCATGATTGTGCAAAAGTGGTGATTATATGATGTATAACACCAACTTAGCCGAATTACCCACAAATAAGGAAGAACTAGAAAGATGCCTTGCTGACCCGCAATGGCGTATTTTTTCAGGCTGCCTATACAAGATCAAAATTAAGGGTGATGACTTCAAGGATGACTTGGGAAATGTCATTGAAGCCGATACCTTTGAGCTGCCATTTAAACCGAACGCTGCACAGATCAAATTTTTAAACCGGTTGTGGCACCGCAACATCATCCTAAAAGCACGTCAGCTCGGTTTTACCACTTTGATCTGTATCTTGTGGCTGGACCATGCATTGTTTAATGCTAACCAGAACTGCGCCATCATTGCCCAAGACTTGCCGACGGTTTTCAGTATCTTTAAAGACAAGATCAAGTTTGCCTATGACAACCTCCCAGATGAAATCAGATCACGCTTTCCTTTAAAAGCCTATAACAAGTCAGAAATTGAGTTTGGCCACAATGGATCGAGCATCCGTGTAGCGACATCATTCCGTTCCGGTACCATTCACCGCATGCTGATTTCCGAGTTCGGTAAGATCTGTGCGAGTGATCCGGCCAAAGATGATGAGGTTATTACCGGTTCGATCCCAACTGTACCGACCAATGGTGTGCTGGTGATTGAATCCACGGCGGAAGGACGTAACGGTTCATTCTATGCAATGGTGCAGGCAGCACAGACTAACTATCTGCTGCGTAAAATTCTCACATCCAAGGATTACCGTTTCCATTTCTATGCCTGGTGGCAAGAGCCCAAGTACCGGATTGATTCTACTCAAGTCACTATCTCAGCCAGAGATCATGAAGAACTGGATGAAGTTGAGCTGATCGTACGCCAGAAAATGGGGATCAAGATGCGTCTCGATCCTGATCAGCGTGCTTGGTATGTGCTGACACGGGATAACGACCTTCGCGGTGATAGTGCAAAGATGTGGCAGGAATATCCATCATTCCCTGATGAAGCATTCCAGGTGGCCAAAGATGGCAACTACTATGCCAGGGATATGCTGGCACTGCGTAAGCGTGGTGGTATTGGTCAGATCGAAGTGTTGGATGTGCCGACTTATACCTATTGGGATATTGGGAATCATGACGGCTGTGCAATCTGGTACCAGCAGATCATGAATGGCCAAGACCGTTTTATTCGCTACTACGAGAAACATGGCCAAGATCTAAGACACTATGTAGCAGAGATCAAATCACACGATTACATCTACCACACCCACTTCCTGCCACATGATGCAGCACACCAGCGCCTAGGTGACTTTAACAAGTCTGTTATGGAGCAGCTGGAAGAACTATTACCAGGACATAACTTTGTGATTGTGCCGCGTATTACTCAACTGATCCACGGTATTCAGTCCACACGTAAGCATCTAAAGAATGCTTGGTTCGATAAAGATGGCTGCAAATTGGGTATTGAGCGTATCGAAGGCTATCAGAAGAAATTCTCCAAAGCAGATAAATGCTTTATTGATCAGCCTAACAAGGCCAATGGTTGCTCGGAAGGTGCCGATGCTTTGCGTCAATGGGCACAAGCCAAAGATGCAGGGATGATCGAAGACATAGCAGACATGACGAGCCGTGTAGGGTTCGCAGAAGATGAACCAAAACGCCAAGATAACTACAACGATGAGCCAGTCGACTGGCGACTAATGTAGAACAGGTAGCAGCATGCAGAATGATGAAAACTCAGTGACTGATACGCCAGATGTTGTAGATGAAATGGCATTGAACCTCCAAGAGCTCAATGAGATCCATGATGAGATAGAGCAGCAACCACACTGGCGTACGACTGCAGATAAAGAAATGGACTATGCCGACGGCAACCAGCTGGACAGTGAATTACTGACCCGGATGAAGCTGATCGGTATTCCTCCTGCCATTGAGAATATGATTGGTCCTGCATTGCGTGCCATTGAAGGTCATGAGCTGGAAACACGGACAGACTGGCGTGTGACACCCAATGGTGAGCCTGGTGGACAAGATGTCGCAGATGCACTGAACTATAAATTGAACCAAGCTGAGAGATTATCCAAGGCAGACAAGGCATGTAGTGATGCATTCCGGCCTATGATTGGTTGTGGTATTGGTTGGGTAGAAGTCAAACGTGAAGCCGATCCGCTCAAGTACCCATATCGCTGTGTTGCGGTGAACCGTAATGAAATCCATTGGGATATGAAAGCCCAGGAAGATGACCTGAGTGATGCACGCTGGTTGCGTCGTAATCGCTGGGTACATCCGCAGCGTCTTAAGATTGCATTCCCTCAGCATAAAGAACTGATTGAAACGATTGGCCGACACGGTGCTTTGTGGTGGCAGCATGACAGCATGATTGATGGTGGCAACTCTACCGGTCTGCGTAATGCCTGGGGAGATGCTCAAGCCTGGTCTAAGACGGAACGTTTCTGGTTTGATCAAACATCTAAAGAGATTAATGTCTCAGAGGTCTGGTACCGTCGTTGGGTAGAGCTAACCATGCTCCGCTTTGAAGATGGCCGGATCGTTGAGTTTGATGAGAATAATCCAGCCCATATTTATGCTGCAGCAAATGGTTATGCCATTCCTGAGCGTGCACCGGTGGCTAAAATGCGTCGTAGCTATTGGATGGGACCACATTGCCTATACGACGGGCCTACACCATATCCGCATGAAAGTTTCCCATATGTACCGTTCATAGGGTTCCGTGAGGACAATACCGGTATTCCATACGGCTTTGTACGAGACATGAAGTATAGCCAAGACCTGATCAATTCAACCCAGGCGAAGTTACGTTGGGGTTTAAGTTCGGTACGTGTGACCACTACACGTGGTGCATCACAGATGACACGTGGCCAGATCATGCAGCAGATTGCACGTCCAGATGCCTACATTGAACTGAATCAGCAGCATATGGCCAAGACTGGAGCAAAGTTTGAAGTTGAGCGTGACTTTGAATTGAATCAGCACCAATTTAAGTTGCTGGAAGATAGCCGGATCTCGATTGAGCGTACCAGTAGTATTACTTCAGGCTTTCAAGGTCGTCAGGGTACAGCAACCAGTGGACGACAAGAGCAGCTGCAGATTGACCAGTCGAATCAGGCATTGCGTAAGATCATGGATCACTTTAAAGAATCTCGTACCCTAGTCGGTGAGTTATTGCTCTCCATGATTGTAGAAGATCTGGGCAGCAAGGAAGAAGTCGTGGTGATCGAAGGTGATGCGATTACTGCAGAACGTCGTGTACATATTAATAAGCCTGAGACAGATCCAATGGGTTATACCTATCTGTCCAATGATGTACAGCGTACCCGGATTAAAGTCATTCTTGAGGATGTGCCAAGTACCAGTGGATTCCGTGCACAGCAGCTTGCAGCATTGTCCGAAGTTACCAAGTCATTACCACCAAATATCCAGCAGACGATTCTGCCTTACCTTATTGCGCTTACAGACACACCATTCAAGCGTGACATCATTCAAAGTATTCGTGATGCGGTGGATGGGCCGACACCTGAGGAAGTGGAACAGCGTATTAAGGATGCAGTGGCTCAGGCACTGAAAGAATCTGGCAATGAGATCAAGCTACAAGAATTGCGCTTGAAAGAGCGTAAGACAGAAAGTGATATCAAATTGGTGGATGCTAAAGCTGTACAGACAGGCGTTCAGTCACAATACAGTGCAGTTCAAGGAGCAGTACAAGTGGCTCAGGTACCACAAGCAGCACCGATTGCCGATATTATTATGCAAGGTGCTGGGTATCAGCGACCTAATCCAATGGGTGATGATCCGAACTTGCCTGTACCTGGTGAAGTAGCAGCACGTGATATCCGTTCACCATATCTGGAAGGGGAAGGTGCCCAGATCGGAAGTGAAGGTATTGCCGAGATGCAGGTACAGCAGAACACATCACCAATGAACCCTCCGGTACCACAACAGCCTTCTACTGGGCTGCAAGGAATTGAGACGGCGCGGACCAGCGATAATTTAAGTTAAATCATTGAAATTAAGAAATTCATCCCCAAAATCATGATATTAGGAATAACCCTAAGAAATATAGGATGCTATTAAAATGTCAAAGAAGAAGCTGAATGTTACGGGCAGTCAAATTAAAAGTTATGACCTTCAGGTTAAAAATTTTAATCAAAATAATATTCAGTTTCAGCGAATATACTTGTCAATTCATGTAGATAATGGAGTTTATAATTATGAAATCTGTGAAGATGCAAGATTCACAATCGATTACTTGAAGGTTAAAATTCCAGAAGAATTGAACTACGCTATTGAGAATTTTAATAGAGTTGAAATTAGTGAGTATCCTGAGCGTAGCTATCTGTACTTCGAAGTACGACATAAAGATTTCAGACTAATGCAAGTTTCAGGCAGAAGGCTGTAATTTATATCTTGAAAATTAAATGACCAGATATTTTAAGCGTAATTTTAATTTTTCAATCAAGGCAGTCTATTTGACTGCCTTTTTTATTTTGGAAAATTAATTAATCTATTCGCCTTTTTTTTATACAACACGACGTAACTCACAACAGCATCATCATCTGCATAGTCTTTGAGATGATGATGCACATGAAAAAAATAATTCTTCTGATCCTTCTCAGCTTGCTGATCTTTTCATTAATTCTCTATCACACGGAACGCCTAGGTCTTGCTGCGGTTGTCATTTCCTTGACGGTGTGCGCCCTGATCATTATGGCTGCGTCGTACCTGATGGAGCATGCATATATCAAAGACATCAATTCTAAAGATCACCATAAATAATCCACCAGGAGACATTCATGTCACATACAGATGAACAAAAAGAACTTAGTGTAAAAGTTGATAAGTTTCTTGATACGCGCATCCCAATTTTGGATCAAATCTATGATCTGTGTTTGGCCATCGAAAAATGTGGTGCTTCACCAGAACTAACTGATGCAGTCACTAAAGCTGGTGCTTTACGTAAACCAATATCTGATCTTGTGAATCAAGCAGTTGCTTTAGGTATTGGTGAAGGGATAGTTACTATGCATATCAGTGAAAGCCCTAAGGCTGAATTGGGAGAGGTTCTGCCAGAAGATCCTAAAGAGCCGTCAGAGTCAGAGGAAGGATCGAAACTTTGCTCAGGATCAGCGGTTGGTTATAGCTCAACTTTCACCGATCCAAATCTTATTGCACAATTGCGGGAATGTCTCGGTAATCGCCATATTAAGTCTTATGGCTTGCATGAATTGGTTGTAGTGCGATTAGCGAAAGAACTTGGTGGATCCGTTGGTGATCTCAAAGTCAATTCAGGCGCTCAGCAATGTGCAAACAATTGTGATACAGCATCTTCAGATGCTTTAGCAGAAGCGTCGAATCGTGGTTTAGGCGATCTACTACCTGAACACCCATGGGAAAGCATCCCAACACAGCAGGTTCTTAAGTATGTAGGCCCTGTGGCATTTGCATATGTCTGGGCAGTTACCAACGAGCAGCAGGATTATTGGACTTGCACGATATCTGTGAATCATGCGCCAGAACCTACGCCATCAATTACACAGAGCGGTATTACTGAAGAAGTGGCATTTGCAGCGGCAATCCGCACACTTAAAGAAATAGCCTATAAAAATGAATGGGTGCTGGGTTGAGTAAGTATTCGGAACTCACAAAGCTGATCGATGAGGCATTGTCCATCGGTCAGCAGGCCGCAGATAAGACCAATGATGGTGGGACTGCGAATATGGATGCCTTGGTCATCTGTGGCCTGAAAGGCGTAAGAGAATCAACTTTGAATAATGCTGGGATCAGTTGTTATAAGCACTGGTCTTTTTCGGGTTCATTCGTATTAAACCGTTCATATGGCCAAGGCGATAAAAATACAGTTGGTATAGGTGCGGCTAAGGACTATTTAAAGTCTAAGGGTGTGGACTGTTATATCCATCATCAAATGGATTAAGGGATAAGAACATTATGAGCAATATTAATGTTGGCATGATTGGCACACCGTTCAAACTTTCTACATTGACCATGGCTATCGCTGTGGCCATTGCGACCCAACCAAAACAGGAAGATGAGCCGCATTGGTTGGATGCAGAAGAAGGACCACTGGCACAGCGCTTCGATAACTTCCTGAATAGCTGGACTGATGATACTGAGTTCACGATTGAGCATGAGTCATCTGATGCACTGGATCTGTACTGCATGACAGCAGACAGTATTCCTTTCTCATTCCGTCGTATTGATGACCGTTATAGTCTGCTATTCGACAATGAATCAGAAACGATCCAGCAGGAAACCTTCGAGTTTTTTGTTGAGCAATTAAAATTTTTACCACTTTGACCTGTTTGTATTTTTTTTATACACGTCGACGTAAACCTACGACTTATTATAAATATATCGGGTGGTGCTGAGCATCGTTCGGTGAACAAGCCAAGGTTTGGTTAATCTCCATTGACGGTTCGGAAAGACGAGCACATTGATTGAATCCGTAGGCGATACGGTGAAACTTTAAGATGGCTACAATCGACTCATAATACTTGACGTTCCATGTAGCAATGCCATTCAAGCAAGGGTTCGCAACTTGTCAATCAATAAAAAGTCGGTTTGATCTATCCTTCCCCGACTTAAAGCCAGAATGAGATAGTGACATCGGGAAAGACCGCGTGAGCCACACACGCTAAAAGTGGCACTTACCCTTGGCCACAGGCGGTGTGTGTGCTTTTGCTTCTTCCCTCAAGTTGCAATGCACAGTAGGTTCGACTCCTACGCTCAGGGCCAGATATTTTGGAGTGCCATTAGAACGGTGGCGTTTGCACAGTCCAGACAGGCTTCGGTAGGAATGGATAATCCACATTGTGGAGATGGGAAGCGCGATCCTGGCGCATTTATAAAAGTACCGTGCAATCAATAGTTCTACAATTGAGTATCGGGAGACGCTTAATTGAAGAAATAACCGTTTAGGCGGGTTTTTGTTGTTACCTTGAAGCAGATCACCCTTATCTGTGCCGATCAAAGGGAATTTATGCATGTATGGGTGAGGTGGATTAGCCAGCGGACTGCAACTCCGTTTATACAGGTTCGAGTCCTGTTACATGCTCCAAATAGCGCTGTGGGTTCTTACCCTTTTTGCCCACCTTTCCCCAAGGGTGGGCTTTTTTTGGAGAATAAGAATGGATTGGCATCAGATTAAAAAATTAACTAAGGATGAGATTCGGGTAATTCTCTCCAGCATGCTCCGTGGCCAAGGTTACTTTGATTTTATAAAAGTTGAGGTCTGCTTTAATCGTGATGGTGAATTTCGAATTTATCACAATGGTAAATTGAATAAGTATTCAACATCACTCAAACAAACAGTTGAAGATATTTATTGGTGGCTGAATGTATGAAAGCAAATGAGATGGATTTGATAGAGAAATTAGGCGGGTATGAGAAGGCTAAAGCTATTGTTACTCAGAATATAAAAGACTTTGAGGAAGCGGTTGATGAAGTTGGTATATATCACCCTTCTTCTGGGTGGATTGTTCACGAAGATTTAGTTAAAGAACTTCTCGAATACCGCCGGGAACATAATATTTATGAGGAAGGTGACAAGGTTGTCATGATCAGCAAAAGATGTGCACCAAAGTTATGGACTTGGATACATACAACCAATTGGCGTCCTAATCACTCTTTATTGGATTGTGGAGAAAATTTGTTATACCCATTTAGTAATGATGAGTTTCGCCATGCTACTGATGCAGAAATTGATGCAAACAGACGACTAGATCTATGACTACATTCAATCTATTTAAGCCACTTAATTAGTGGCTTTTTTATTGCCTACCTATTGCCCCTGTGTAGGGTTCGACCATCTATTGCCATATCCCAAATACTCAAGCCTACGTTGAGCAATCGACAGCAAGCGACTCTTAAAAGTCAGCACTTCACCTATATGCGGCTACAGCGATAAGTAGCAGGAAAGGCATGAGTAATACAGAGCATTTAACGACAGACATTAACGCGGATGCTGATCAACAGAATCTGGGCGCAAGCTTATTAGAAGCTGCGCTATTTGGCGAGACTGCAGAACCAGCTGCAGAAACAGGTAGTGTGCCAGCCACTACACCAGAAGACGTAAAAGCACATGCAGGGACAGCTTCACCTGAGGCAACGCCTTCAGAACCAGTGGTAACACCACCGGCCGCTGAACCAACGCCACCAGTTGAAGAAAATGCGGAAAACTCAGTGGTCTTAGCGAAAGATGGTAAACACACCATTCCTTTTGAGCGACTGCAAGAAACCCGTGAACAAGTACAGCAGTATAAGCAGCAAGTGGAACAACTCACTGCACAGTTAGCAGCACAGCAGACACCTGGTAACACTCAGGTCGCACAGCAGAATGCAGCTGTAGCAGAGGCAGTCATTGAGGCAAGTGGAAACAATGCCGATGTGATGGCCTTGTTTGGTGACTTCTCCGAAGAAGCGATTGCCAAAGGAGTTGAAGCACTGGTGAGCCAGCGTGTATCTGCACAAGTGCAGAGCATGATGGATGCAGCCCTTGCACCGTTCAAGCAGCAGCAACAGCTGAGTGCGGAACAGCAACACTTTGCTTATATCGGATCTGCACATCCTGACTATGAATCGATTCCAGAATCGCAAGAATTTCAGGCATGGAAAGATGCACAACCAAGCTTTATACGCAGTGCCTATGACGATGTATTGAATAAAGGCAATGCAGAGCAGGTGGTTGAACTCTTAAGTTTGTACAAGTCCCAAAACAATGTCAGTCCAAAGGTTGATACACCAGCGCCAACACAGGCCATGGTGGAGAAAGCCAAGCAAGCTGTACAGAACGCTCCATCCAAAGTACCGCACAGCGTGACGGATCTACCTGCAGGTTCACCTGCAGCATTATCCGCTGATGAACGTTTGTCGGCTCTTAGTGGTCCTGAACTTCTCGCAGAAATGGAGAACTGGTCCCCTGATCAAGTCGAAGCGTACATGAGCCGTCGTGCATAAATTTGTTAGTGGAGAATACCATGACTGATAAAACCCATGCCGCATACGGCGATAAAACCAATATGATGCAACAGTCCGTTGGACTCTTTGCAAAAAGCTTACGCCGTAAAAGCACGCTGAATAACCTGGTTGGCCCAATGCCAAAAGGTGAAGGCAGTGCAGAAGCGACCATTAAAAAACAAACTTCCAAACACATGCCGATTGTACGTGTTCAAGACTTGGGTAAAGGCCTGGGTGATGAAGTTACCTACAACCTGATCCAGCCAGTAAACGCTTATCCGATCATGGGTAGTGAATATGCTGAAGGTCGCGGTGTCGGCATGTCGATCGTTGAAGATCGTCTGCGTGTAGACCAAGCACGTTTCCCTGTAGATCTGGGTAACGTCATGACGCAGATCCGCTCACCAGTCGATTTTCGTCGTATGGGTCGTCCAATTGCACAGGATTTGATGGATCGCTACAGCGATATGTCTCTTTTAGTTCATCTGTGTGGTGCACGTGGTTTCGTTAAAAACGTGGAATGGCCAATTCCAACTAAAGAAGATCCGAAGTTTGCCAAAATTATGGTGAACAAGGTTCTGGCACCTACCAAAAACCGTCACTTCATGGTTGATGGCCAAGGCGTTAAATCATTTACCACCAATGCTGGTGAAGCATCTTTGGCAACTACAGATCTGTTCACACTGGACACTGTGGATTCAATGAAGCAGGTGCTGGATGACATGATCCTACCGCCACCGTGTATTAAGGTTGAAGGTGATGATGGGTCGGAAGATTCGCCATTACGTGTATGGCTAGTATCTCCAGCACAGTATAACTGGTTCGCAAAACAGCCAAACTTCCGTCAGTTCGTAGCTGATGCGGTAGCACGGGCATCGAATGCCAAGTTGCATCCGTTGTTCCGTGGTGATGTAGGTATCTGGAATGGTTTCCTGATCCGCAAAATGTCACATGCCATCCGCTTCTTTGCGGGTAATGCAATCAAGTATGCAACGAGCTATACCTCTGAAGCAGAAGCGTCAGCGCTTGTACCTGCAAGCTTTGGTAAAACGCATGCGGTGGATCGTTCAATCATCTTGGGTGGTCAGGCGCTTGCAGAAGCCTTTGCTGCTCACAAAACCTCAGGTGTGCCGTACTTCTGGTCTGAAAAGGGTGATCTGGATCATGGCGATAAGGCCGAGCTTTTGATCGGAACCATTCGTGGCGTGAAGAAAATCCGCTTTGATGTCGATGTGGATGGCGATGGTAGCAACATGCAGTACACCGATCATGGTGTGATTGCAGTCGATACCGTAGTGAAAATCCAAGGCTAAGGCTGAAACAGGGCTGAGTGATCGGCCCTCCGTCAAATTTTAGGAGTATTTAACTCATGGCGACAATTAAACGTAAAAGCGGATTTGCGAATCGCTTCGGTGGTGCAGTGCCATACGGCAACGTGACAGCCTTTGTTTTCTCATTGGCTACTAATGCGGCAGGTGCAGTACTGGATTCCAATTCCGATGTGGCAGTGGCTTCAGGTGATGTAATCGAGTTAGGTTTATTGCCAGTAGGCTTCCGACTAGATGATGCGCAGGTGCTTATCAATACAGCGATGACAGAAGCTGTGACTGGTTCACTGGGCTTTAAATATGCTGATGGTGTGGACTCAAGCGAAGTACCGCAGGATGCAGCGTACTTTATTAGTGGTGGTGCACTGGCAACCGCAGCACGTTTACGTGCAACCGGTACTAAGTTGGTGACTTTGCCAAAGCCTGCGATTTTAACGCTCACCACTGGTGGTGCGGCCAATGCCAAAGCATCAGACATCAAGATTGTGGTGTCTGGTGAATTGACTGGCCCGCGTTAAGTAAAAGTATAAAAACATGAAGTTTATGGGATGGATGATTTTCAGCGAGTCACCATCCCTTTTTTATATTTCGCATGAGGAATCATTATGAAAATCGCTTTAATCGCTTCAATCGCACACGGTATTAATCTGGCATATTCCGCATCACTAGGTGATCAGTCTCATTTACCCTGGGAAGATACCTCTGAAGAACTCAAAAAGAGTATTGAGTATGGTGTGAAGTTGCATTTAGAAAACCCGGATACCACACCTGAGCAGTCACATGAATCATGGCTGGCGCAGAAAGAAGCCGATGGTTGGGTTTATGGTGAAAACAAAGACCTTGAAAAGAAAACCCATCCTTGCATCCTGCCATATGAGCAGTTGCCAGCAGAGCAGAAAACCAAAGACTATCTGTTTAAAGCGGTTGTGACTTTACTTAAAGACTTACCAGATCCAGATGATGTGTCTGCATTGAATGGCGAACTTGTCAAACTACAGTTGCAGGTAGCAGCTCAAAAGACACAGTCAATTGGTGCAGCGGCAGCAGCGCAAGTTAAAACAGCAGGCGTGACCATTGTCTATGACGGCCCGAAAAACCAGTTCACAGATAACTTGTACGGCACCAAACTGGTATTTAACTGTGGCCAGCCACGCACGGTACCAAGCAACTTTGCCAAGCAGTTCCTGAGTCATCCTGAATTTAAAGAAGTAGAAGTAGGTGATGCACCTGCAGCAGAAGGTACGGATGATACCGATGCAATTCTGGCACAGCAAAAAGCTGAACAGGACAAGCTGAAGCAGGAACAGGATCGAATTTTCAATGAGGTTGAATCGATCAAGCAGTTCGGTACCAAAAAGGCTGTGACAAATTACATCGAGGCGAACTACGGTGAAAAGGTAAATCCGAACTCATTCAAGCTCGATGAGCTGAAAGACAAAGCGATTGAGAAAGTACGTCAGTTTGGAGCGATCTAAATATGGACTTAAAAGAACTGCGTCGACGCTTTCGTGTTGAAGCCGGGGATTCGGTACAGCCATACTTCACCAGTGATGAAGATGTGGATGCATGGCTAAATGACGCAGTTCATGAGGCCTGTATTCGTGGCCGGCTTTTGCATGAAGCGGAAAATGCCACAATCTGCCGTATTCAAATTACAGCAGGGCAGGCACAGTACCCGCTTGATCCGCGTATCTATGAGTTGACGCATTTGCGCTTCAGCCTCGGTCATGACCACTTTGAGTATGAAGTAAAACTCGCTTCTGAAGAAGTACTCAGTCATCGCTATCACAGCAACTGGCGTACCAGAATCGGTGATCCTGAACATGCTATTCAATCTGATACAGGTTTGCGTCTGGTACCACGACCTGAACAAGATGGCACCTTAATTATTGAAGGCTATCGTTTACCGCTTTCCGATATGGTAGAGGATGCAGATCAGCCGGAAATTAATCAGGCACATCATGCACACTTAGTGCAATGGGCACTGCACAAAGCATTCAGTATCCCAGACACCGAGTTCATGGATCCGAACCGTGCACAGATCGCAGAGTATAAATTTATTGACTACTTTGGTGATCGGCCTGATAGCAACTTACGTCGTGAGGTTCGAGAGGATTTTGAACATCATGTCACACCCTTCTGGCCATAACCCCATAAGGCCTGTGTAGGGTTGGTCGAGTCTAGCCCTACTTTCACATCATAAAGCCATGTTTTTATTATTTGGATAATTACCATGGCGAATACACTCTACGACTACGCACGTCAGCGTTTCCTGGAAGCACAAATCAACTGGATGACAGATACCATTAAAGTCATTCTGGTGGATACTGGTGCATACACTCCACAAACATCCGTACACCAATACTTATCTGATATTGCATCCTCTGCACGTATTGCAGGTCCAGTCACCCTCACATCCAAGGCCACGACAGGCGGTGCTGCTGATGCGGCTGACTGTACCTTCACATCGGTGACAGGTGCATCCATTGAAGCCATCATCATTTATGCGGATACAGGTGTGGAAGCCACCAGTCCACTGATTGCATATATTGACACCGCAACAGGCTTACCGATCACACCGAACGGCGGTGACATCATTGTGACCTGGGATAACGGAACAAATAAAATCTTTAAGGTGTAATCACCTGATTTTCTTATCCGTTCATAGCCTCATTCTTTTATGGGGCTGAACCAAACAAAGGTGAAGCTCATGGCGACAAATGAAGAAGTAAAACAACAGACTTCGGAAAAACCACCCACTCAAGGCGTTGGTGTCAGTGGATTTCAGGCAGATGTTTATGCTGCAGATGAAAAAAAGATTGATTGGCCACACTTGATGGCACAACCAAAGTTCCAGATGTACTGTGTCGAACTCAGTCGCCGGCACCACGGCGAAGTTGAGTTGTGGATCGGTGGCTTTGTGAAAGACAAGCTGATGGAAGGTGAGCACATTTTCTTTGATCAGTATTGTGCCTGGCATGATCAGAAAGGCTACTGGAAGCAGGAAGATTATTACGGGAATTTAATCAATGGCTAGTATTTTAGAAACAGCAGACATTAACCAACTGAACGGTTCATTTTGGTCACAAACTTCCACTTATAGTACCGCACACCTAAACGAGTGTTGGGCCCTGGTTACGGCTTGGCTGGATAATTTGGATTTCTTAGAATGGGATGAAGCAGATTCAACCTATATTGATGCAAGTTCACTTACAGCCCTTAGTCAAGCAAACGAAGAAGGTAAATACCGCGGCTATCTGGTGCCCGATTTTGATGCACCGTTACCGTTAAAACTATATGTACGAGTCGGTTATAAAGGTAACCGCGGCACATCCTATAAAAACACAGTGGTTATTGAGGCTTGCATTCGATATGGGGGTGTTTTAACACCTTGGAGCCGTGTTTACTATACCGATAACAACGGCAACCAATACACAAACAATCGACTAATGGGCGCACCTTATGTTCTGTATTTGTCAAATGACCGAAAAGCTTTGGCATTTGCTCAAGGGTTCTTTTTGAGTGGGTCAAACTCAACAGCCAATTTCCCTGTGGGTAGTCACGGAATGCTTATCGAGTACAGCGATGAGGACGATGCTTTATATGGTGATATGATTTATTGTGACACAGCCTTGAGTAAATATGTGCTCCAGACATACAACACCATGTCAGAGTCGGGTAAGCATGGGCGCCACCAATCCTTTAAAATCGCGGGTGGTGTGATGTCTGGTTATCGCCAGAACTACTTACCTGCGGCAGCCAACCTTGCGGCTCGGGTACACACCAACACCCACAATTATAGTTACAAAAACTTCATCGCGGTTATTGAGCCGGGTGAAGCTCTGAACGGGATGCGTGTGACCATTGACGGTGTGGTGGGCAATTATGCACCTATCAATATGGGGTACACCCTGGGTTCAACACTGATGAACGGTAGAACATCAGGTAAATATGTTATTTCAGATGGTTATTGGTATTACCCTATAGGTGCATGTTGCCTATATGCGTTAGTCGATTAATAGGGGTACGTCTATGACATTTACAGATATAGATGGTACTCATCTTAAAAGGCACCAGTATGAAAATCCGAAACATTGGTATGGCTCACCTACTAATACAAAGATTCCAAATAGTGAAAAATGGATATTGAAAAATTTAGCCAGAGGTACAGGGACAATCAAGTCAGGTACTAAATTTGCCAAAGATGATGAAGGTAATCCTGTACCCTATGCAGAAATTTTTTGCTACCTGCAAAGTGATACTAAGCTTGAGCTAGTATCACAGACTGTTTCTGACGTAAATGGGTTATGGGAACTTACTCATTTGAATAAAAAGTTTTTATATACGGTAGTTGCTCGATACAAGGGTTTCGAGAATACGATTATGTCAAACGTCTACCCGGTTTAAATTATGTCTGAAAGTGAAAAAGACCCCCATCTCAAGGATGGTGGAAAAGTTGAAATAATTCTCCGCACCCCGAAGAAAGGGTCGATTTCAGGCAATGCTGTTCTTGCACAATTTGGTGTGGACGGTAATCGTGTACCTGGTAACGGTATTGAATTTGTTTTCAGCAAGCCAAAAACAAACGATGTATCGGGCGAAGCGGTTGAATTGGTGTTCGGTGATACAGGTTCTCCCGCACCCGAATCTTCAGCGATCATTGCTGAAGGCTTTTTATCTGAACTCAGCGGTGGCGCTGAGTTAGTTGCGTATCGAGTCCGCAACATCAGTATAACTGGTATTGTCGGAACAGGTTATGGTAACGCCAAAATCATTAATGCTGCTATGGGCATTCGTGTTTCAGGATTTGTTGCCACCTCACATGGTCAGACTAAAGTTGATCTGCATACAAAATATATTAGACCGGGCGGCTTTAATGGTAGCGCGTTCTCCAATAACGCATCAATAATCAACTTCCATAAGAACGTCAATCCTAATGGCTTTGCCAATCATATCTTTGGTCGCCCAACAACTTATAACTTACGTCAATACGTAACTGTACCTGGAACTAGCGTATCACGGTACGGTACGGCCTATGTCCAAGGTGGTGTAAAAGAAGTTCGTGGATCTGGCTTTAACAGTGCAGTGCTACCACAGCCAAAAGTGATCAACACACGTGCCGATCAGTATGTTGATCTACGCTCTCCATCACGCGGTATTGCACCACCTGCAATAGATCGTCCAAATGTATCGCCACGTATCCTGTATCCAATGGGTATTTTGCCGGGTGCATTTGGTACAGCATGGGTGCAGCGCAACCCATCACCTAAAGGATTTACGACTGATCTCTATGGTACGGCCTGGATCTCTCACAGTCCTCGCTATTTAACACCTGGTAAAGTGGATGCCTTTCAATCTGGCTATCCAAAAATATTTGATCCCACTCAGCGTATTTATCATGCCGGTAGTCCACATATACCAGGTGGTATTTTTGGTGATATTGCGATACGCAATGCCAGACGCTTAATCAGGGTTCCCGGATCAGACCAGGCTTTGTATGGTGACTGGTCCAACGTATTCTCTAATCTTACCCAGGTTCGGGTGCAATCCTTTGATGCGGCTGTATTTGGCAATAATACGATTTGGAATAAAACACCGTCGGTTATTCCTGGAGCATGGGATAGTAATGACTTTGGGCAAGCACTAATCAGTGACCGTATACGCCGTATAAATGCGCGTGGTATTGATTGGCCAGAATCACAGAGATTCGGTAAGCATATACTGACAAAACCGCCTGAAATAAATCTTCGCGGCTTTAGTCCGATGGTTTTTGGTCAACCATTCATTAGTAACAAGGTTCGGACCATCTTTGCAGGTGCAAGCAATCATTTAAGCATGGGTTCAGACCTGGTGGTTTGGTTTCGCTACCGATATGTTGAACTTGAATCGAAAGGTATTTATTCCCAGGCGTTTGCTAGTCCAAAGATAGAACAAGGTGTTCGTGATCTACTGGCCAAAGGCTCTGACTTTAGTGCAATCGGTCGTCCGACTACCTGGTTTAAAATTCGATCAATCACTGTTACAGGCATAGATGATACGTTCTCAAGTAATCATCGGGTCGGTGGTACACAGTTTGTAAAACCTGCCGGATATATCGCTTCATTGTTTGGTGAGCGTATCGTTCCTGAAAATCAGGGCATCTATGGCACAGGGTTTAATGCGCAAGGATTTACCGAGAATCATAGAATTGAACTACATACACGTTGGGTACGTGCAACAGGCTTTCTAACCTTTGGCATTCAAACATCAGATCGTTACGGTACCGCATCCGTTTGGAATAAACGCCAGTACATTCAGCACAATTATGATTCTGGTGATGGCCTGAATCCTGGTGCTTTTGGTCAGTGGACTTCTATTGTTAATCGTAATCGTGAAATCAAAGTATCTGGCTTTAATGCGTCACGTCTTGGATATACTCTAATTGACAATAAAGCACGTCCTTTACTTCCATCAGGTAAAGACCACTCCATGATCGGCAGTGCAATGATTGCCGACCGTGTTCGATACTTAAAGCCACAAGGCATGGAATCACCTTATCTTTCAGGTTGGGGGCGTGTTCATAACACCGCTTTTGTGATTGCACCGTTAGCCGGAAAGCATGATCAGTGGGGCAAGCCAACCGTTGTGAATACACGGCGCGAATACCGGTGGATTGGTGCATTTGAATCCATGCAGTTTGGCAATCCGATGATTGCTTTCCGTATTCGCAAACTATCTATTGAAAGTCGTTATTCCATTGCACCGATCTATATTCCCTTGCCTAAAGTGGATTTATATACTCGCTATATTGATCCACCTGGCCCAGATTTGTCGGCATTTGGTGGGCCATCTTTACATATCAAGTGGAATACTTTTACTCCACGGTGGACACATCGAGAACTGTTTGGTGATCCATCTATACGTAACCTCACACCTGAACTCAGACAGCGCGGTAATAATAGTGAAGAATTTGGCCATGCCGGTGTGAAGCTATATAAGCAATATTTATCTATAGATGGGTATGGTTCAGAACTTTTAGGTAAAACAATCATTTCTTATCGTGACCGGTCAATGTCGATCACTGGTAGGAATTACATGGCTTTCGGTTTGCATAAAGTTGTGAAAACTGGTGCTCCACCCTACAGCTTGCAACAGATCACACTGGACTGGGATGGTGAAGGTCCACGGCCTGATGACTACAGCGGAAAGGGGATTGAGCCACCAGAACGCCAAGTATCTATTCCGACATTAAAAACCAATGTCATTTTTACTGAAGGCTTTGTTGCAACTCGTTTTGGCAACCACCACGCACAGTCTAACGGCATTTTACTTGAATCTGGTATTCAGGAATTTAGTATTGGTAACCATTATGTCGGTCTTAAAAACCGGACCATTCAAGTGCCTACGTTGGGTGATTTACTTGAAATTGAAGAAACTCGACCAAGAGTATCACCACATACTATTTATGCAGTCATGGAAGCACCTGCTCAAGCGATAAAAAACCACACTTCAAGCCGACTGCATTTTGTCAATAGTGATGGTGGTAACAGACAACCAGGGGAAGTCTTTGGTCGGGTAACTGTAACCAATCGGCATCGTGTTATTCGTCCTTATGGAAGTATATTGAATCAGGTTGTATCACAACCAAGTGTGCAATTGCGCAAACGATATATTAAACCGCAACCTTTTAACTCTTTCCGTATGGGATGGCACTATTGCTCTGATGGTTCACCACAAAACATAGAGCAATATGATAGCGAGAATATGCAAGCCTTTGGTCGCCCAAACGTAGTGTCACCTTACTACGGTCCACAAACTATCCGTGTTAATGGCATGAATGCAAATGTATTTGGGTCCAGTAAGGTTGAGTTTTTTCACCGTACAGTACGCGCATCTGGTACAAACATGCTTGTGATGGGTGCAGGTCGTAGCGGTGACACACCCTATAAACCGCAGGGTTTATGGGTAGGTGAGCCTAAACCGACAATTCCACAAGGATTTAATGCAGAAGTTTTTGGAGATACGCGAATTAGTTTACGTGTCCGTGACGTATCTGCGATAGGTTTTGACAGTTTCCAAAGTGAGCCGGATATTTCTAATTTCAAAGGCCGCATGAAAGTAACACTTGTGAAAAAACCAGTGGTGATTGAACCAAAAGAAATTAAGGCGGAAGCATTTGGTATTACTGCATACGGTGTTCCAAACATTCGTTTAAAAACACATTACATTCGACCTGACGGCAATTCAGATCAATATAGAAAAGGTGGACCAAAATGAAAAGATTAACCCCCTTACGTGGTGTCGATAATGTTTCTGATGATGAGAGCATGTCGAGTTTCGGGCGTGAACCGTTTGTTAAGCTGCGTGATGCTGTAAATGTCAATATCAGTTCAAGCGGTCGTGTGCAGCTGCGTGAAACTGGTGTTATTGCTACAGAGATACCCTACAAAAATTTATGGAACAGTCCATTACACGGCGATACCTTTGGCACCTTAAATGGTGAGTTGGTCAAAATCAATCCGGTGGACTGGTCACACGAAAGCCTTGATGTTCAATTAAAAGGAAGTGTGAATTACCTGGTGGTGAATAACTTTATTATTATTTCCGATGCGCTTGCCCTATATAAATATGACGGCGCACGTGTGATTAAACTGACGATTGAAACCCCACCGGAACCGATGGCGCGTTTATCTACTGGATCACTCCTGGATGGAACATACACCGTTGCAATTGCCTGGTCTAAAGATGGCCGTGAATCTGGACTATCAACCAGTCTAAGTTTAAATGGTGAAGGCGGTATTGAACTGATCTTGCCGTATAACTATAGCGAAGATGCTGACCAGATCGTGATTTATATGACTGAGCGCAATGGATCAGAACTGTTGAAGGTGGGTGCTGTTGCTGTCAATACGCCAACCTTTAGCATCAGCAGCGATAAGGATCTAACACGTGCTGCACAATTTCAGCACCTTTCACCCATGCGTACCGGTAAATTTTTAAAGTTATGGCGCGGTCGATTGCTGACTGCAGATAATAACATGCTGTATTTCTCCCAGGCATTAAACTTTCATTTATGTGATGAGCGATATGACTTTATTGCTTTGCCGCAACGTGTGACCTTTGTGGAGCCGGTTGAATCCGGTATTTGGGTTGGTCAATCTAATAGTGTGGTTTTTTTAAGTGGTTCCGATGTTAGAGATTTGCGCCTGGTGCAGACTGGTGCAAAGGCTCCGGTGCCTGGTACGGCTTTACGTGTCAATAGTGATTTGCTTGGGGAATTATCTGCAGGTTTAGAATCGGTATTGTGGTTGGCTGAAAATGGTTACTGCATTGGTACACCATCTGGAAATCTGGTTGAAGCACATGCCAATACTTTGAAAGGCATCACCGCAAAAGGTGGACAGTCTGTAAGGTTTGATGATCGGATTGTCACTGTTCTACAGTAAAGACTGGTTTAACTATCCGGTCATGACAATGGAAAATTTAAATAAAGACGCACTGTTAGGTGCATTAGCGCGTGGTGAATATAGCGAAGATGGCAATCAAATCACCTTTAATAAGCTCGGTGGCATCAGTTTTAAGGGTGAATACTTTGATCGTGTCAATGGTGGTGAATGGCAGCGCAATGAAAACCTGGTGGTGAACGAAGGGATTGCACATATCCTGAACGTGGCATTAGGTGCTAAAGCAAAAACAGCCAAATACTACTTGGCACTGTTTGGTGGTGCTACTGCACCGGCTCCAACCTGGACGGCGGCTAACTTTGCAGCAGTGGCGAGTGAAATTGTCAGCGGCACCGAAGGTTATACTAATGCCACACGTCCTGAATGGGTTCCAGTAGACACAAATGGTAATTCAATTGACAACATGGCAGCTGCAGCACAGCTCACGATTGCAACATCAGGAACCTTAACCGTGACTGGTGCTGCACTACTCACCAACTCAACCAAAGGCGGTACCACTGGTACGCTCATTTCTGCAAGCAAGTATGCTGTAGCACGTACTTTCCAGAATGGTGACGTTTATGAAATTGGTTATCGCCTAAGCGCAACGGTGTAAAACATGACTGGCCCTATTCCTTATGGGCTGCATGTAATAAGCGGTGAACTCACTGATCAAGATACTGACCGTATCCTTTCAGTGATTCACCGCTTTCTTACTTATAAAGAAGCAGCTCAACTCGAAAATTTAAAGCAGGTTTATGATCTGCCGGATGGCGGTTACTTCATCATTCAGCATGTCGGTGGTCTGTTTCGTATCATTGCAGACAAGCAAGAGCCTGAAAAATTCAAATTCATCAATGATGGATTGGTCAAAACCTTTGTGCCTATGTTTTTTAGTGGCGTAGTTGAAAAGGCTACCGTTCGTCAAGGTGAAAAAGTTAAGCTCAAAATCACTGAACAATGTCGCCGTCGCCTAGAAACACAACTTGATCGCAATATCGCCAAAGAGCTACAACTTGAACGCTTTACCATTGAGCAAAGCTATAAGTTCCCTGAATTTATGATTCAGGGTGAAAGTGTACTTAAAAGAACGCAATACTTTGCACAAAACCCAGGTTGGTATAGCGGCACTATGGCCAAGTTGCATCAGTTTGTAGGGGGTTATGGAATACAGGAATTTGAATCTCTGCCTGACGATGACATTGAACGTGTGCAAATGAAATTGCCAGAGAAGTTGCTGCTTGAGTTTCAGGACAAGTATCGTGATGTACGCTTGCCAGGTTATAGCGGTTTGCCGGACAAGCGTGGTGAATTTCAGTATGACTACAAATGGTCAAAGACCCACGGCGTAGCTTTTGACAATGAACATAAGCCATGGCTGATCCAGGTCAGCAGTAAAGTTTATGCAATGCCATTGCCGATCATCCCGATCACAGCAGACCCCAAATTTCACCAGTATGTGCAAGAAGAATTGGGCGACCCTGAGCTGCTTGAAATTCTTGAAACCTTTGGTGCCTTTCCATCGGGTGAGTGTTTCCCTGAAAAATCTGACGAATTTCAGCAATGGGTTCGTGCCGGTGTGATTATTGAAATATGTGATACTGCAGATTTTATGCAGCACATGGGAATGTTCACTGGCTGCGGTTGGTCCTTTAATACTCCAGGCATAGCTGCCTATAACACAGGTTGGCGATTTGATGAAAAAGGCTTGATTGAGTGTTCTACCTTCCGTCTACACCTGGAATTACAAGCAACAGATAAACATTACGGCACAGACAAGATAAGCCCAGGTAATGAGCTGAATGCGCAAGACCAGTCAAGGCTTGCAAAATACCTATCTGCTTTATTCTCAGCGATTCCAGTCGATCAAAATATTGGACGGGCCATACGCTATAAGATTCGACATATTGACAAGGCTGAAATATTGGCACGTGCTGAAAATGTGTCTGAAGATATGACTGCGGAAGTTGAATATTGGGATCAATATATCTGTAGTCCAATCGCAAGCCACAAAGGTAAGGTACATAAGCTATACACCGGCAAGCTGTACCATCATGCCAAACCGCCTGGACAACCTCAAATTAAGTTTCCTGAATTTGTAGCAGGGATGTGTATATCTTTTGACTTTACACCGGCTGAACGTGGTGTATCCGCTGAATGCGATACGATCATGTATGCCTACTTCGACGATGATGTGTTGAAAGTTGTGAAGTATTTTTATACGGCTAAAGCCTTTAAAAAAAATGTCGATACAGATTTTGAAGAATGTATGACGGTTGGTTCATGGTATTGGAATGAATCGGTTGGAGAATCCACCGTATCTGGCCATTTTTATCTGACCGACATTGATGATCGTGATGAAATTTCAGTGAGTACGATAGAAACCACGGTGAAAGGTGAGGATAAAGGCTATGACAGTAAACCATCATTTGGTTTCATTCACTTTTTTGCGATGCAAGGAACGATGTGGCGTAACCGCTATTTTACCCATCTGACCAAATCCCATCAGGTCAACGGTAAACGCATAGAAATTGCCTTACTTGTTCCCATGTTTAACCGCAGCACAGTTTTACATGCCAACCGCACCAGTTCTCAGTCTGAAAGCTATAGTGAAGGACTAGAGTTAATGTCTATACGTGATCCTTATAGCTATCGCTACTGGACCTATCACAGTATCTTTGCTTGGAATACTCCACTAAATAAGCAAACTGGCAAGCCTTACCCTAAAAATGGGAATCCTGTTTGGGTAGAGATTGAAGAATATAATCCTTCAATGTGCTCAGACTTCGCTGATCAGGGACCTTGGATAAACGGCCTGCCGGCTGATTATACTTGGCTAATTCACCCGGACAACAATGAATGGATACATAGCGGTGGTGGCGGTGCGCCTAAAGTGAATACCTATAGCATTAATACGAATAAACCTGCTGAAATTACTGGTAATTTAAAGTGGGTTATTAATGATCAGATCATCACGATAAATACCAAAGTACCCGACCGAAGATACTTTGAAATGTCACCTGATGAGTATGGAAATGGAATGGTTCGGTCAGGCAGTAAGGTTTTTCTTGGCCAGACGAACTATGCCAATATTAGTGAAACCAACGACGCAGGGTTCTGGAAATATACAGGGTTTTCTTCCCTGGTGAACCACAGCCGTGCATACCACTTTATCGGGGTGATCAATGAGTAGTTATCGTGATGATACTCAGGAAACAATTGTATTAAGTTCCGATGCCTTTGGAAAAATAACATCCGGTGATGTTGAAAACTTTTCCTTCACCGAAACCATACTCAGTAAGGTTCGGCACAATGTAGAGGAAATCATCCGGCTTGGGGATGAGGATTTATCACGCCGTAAAGGACGACTAGACAGTGAACTCGGCTTTGCTGATCAGGTAATTCATACAGTCCGTAAATTTCAGCTGATTGAAGAAGCCTTTATCCTGGCTGACCATAGTTTTGTAAAACAATCCGAACTAATCACTGAGGATCTTGGCCTGGGCGAAGTGGAGCAAGTTAACTATAAGGTTATGCACATCGAGCCATTTAAAGTGGCCGATGCACATTTCACCTATAAAACTGCATTCCAAAGTATCAGTGATCGGCTGAAATTAAGCGATAGCCTACACGCCCTGTCACGTTCCAGTGATCTGATTGAAGAAAGCCTGGTCTTGTCAGATACCACACGTGACAAGTTAAAAACTCTGATTGTTGAAACTCTAGGACTTGGCCAAGAGCTTGAGCAACATAACCTTGTTTATAGCCAGGTATCAGAAAGTTTTAAACTGCATGACCATGCTGTAAGAATTGTCAGTGACACGGTTGAAGATACGATCCGGTTTGCTGATGAGTTTAAGAAACTATCTGACACGGTTGAACTGGTGATTGAAAGCCTGGTGTTTTCAGATCAGGTATCAGGGCAACGGATGGTACGAAGCCTGGCAGAATCCAGTTTAAGTTTTTCAGAATCCATTGAAGGCATTAAACGTGCTTCATCTAGTGTGAGCGAGTTGTTATTCCTGGATGCTGAATATAGCGATAATCAAAACATTATCGGAGCATGGACCGCAACGGCCGATGGTTGGAACATGAGCCGCTACTATGATTTCCCTTATGAAGAATTGATTGTGATTGATGGCCGGCTTTATGGTGTGACCGCTACCGGTATCGAAGAACTTAAACAAGGTGCACAAAGTATTACGGCGCAGATCAAAACTGCAAAATTGGATATAGGTGCCGGTGCATTGGTGCATCCTGAAAGCATGATTTTGGAATATAGCTTAGATGGTCAATTGTCGGTCGATGTAGGAACCACTCAAACCGGCTACCAACAAACATTTAACTATGTACTCAAAAATGAGCCTAGCGATTATTTAACCAATGGCCGGGTGATCTTTGGCCGTGGCTTACGTGGTCGGCATTTTGAGTTTTCAGTCAATATTCAAGGCACGACAGCCTATATCAACGACATGGTTGTGAACATAACCAAAACAAAACGGAGAATTTAACCATGATGATTCCTACACTGAATGTCGTTGACCAGGCGGTTGCTGAAGTTCAGGACAAGATGAAATACTTTGAAGGACGCAGTAATCAGCTACTAGGTGAAATGAGCAACGCCATGACCACACTATCTGGCGTTACTGTAGAGCCGGTTGAAAGTGCTCCGCAATTACCAAGTCCTGAGAATGCGCAGTACCAACCGATTGATACCCCAGATGCACCTGAACTCAATGTGATTGCACCTGCACCGCATATTTTGGATCTGGATATTGAACGGCCTGCCGCACTCACATCACCCAATATTCCTACACTTGAAATTAATTTGCCTGACGCACCCATCATGCAGAATGATATTGAGATTCCGTCAGAACTCACTAATTTTTCTTTACCTGAAATCGACACCAACATTGAAATTGGTACCTTGCCACAACTCAGCTTAACTGGTCTGGATATTGGCCGTAATACAGTCAATATTGATGTATCAGAACTTTTAAATGGGCTGGATTTATCCGATCTGAATTTGCCGGAAGCACCTGAAAACCCGATTTTAACTTTCCCAACATTGCCAAGCTTGGGTAATTTTGATTTGCCAGTGCGGCCAGATATTGATATTGGCAGTGTTGAGATCCCTGACGCACCTGAAATTGTATTGCCTGAAATGGAAGCCCTGCAAGCCATTACCTTGCCGACCTATGAGCCAGAAGCCTTACCGGTATTTGATGACTTGCCACCGGAGTTTAGTGTAGAGCTGCCAAGTGATATTGATAGCATCATGCAACAAGCACAGGACATTGCAGCAACGGACTATCACGCTCATAACAAGGACAGCGCGATTCAACCATTGGTTGCTGAAATCCGCGCCTGGATGCAAGGTAAAGCATCTGGAACCGGTTTACCTGTAGATATTGAAACTGCACTGTTTAATCGTGCACGTGAACGCAACAGCCGTGAAACAGAACGCGCCGTACAGGAAGTGATTGATCAGTGGGCCAGTCGCGGTTATAGCTTGCCACAAGGATCGACACAGAAGCAGATCGATGCCATCCGGGATGATGCACGTTTAAAAAGTGCTGATCTGAATCGTGACATTATGATTCAGTCCTTTGAAAAGCAGCTTGAGCATATCCGTTACCTCACCGAGCAAGGTATTGCCCTGGAACGGTTAAAGCAAGACCTATGGATTGCTTATGTCGGTAACATCATGGATGCAGCCAAGTTCCAGGTCGAAAGTAAACTGAGTTTATTTAATGCACAAATCTCGATTTTTAATGCGCGTACTGATGCGTTTAAATCGATGATCGATGTATACAAGACCAAGATTGAAGGCACCATTGCTAAAATCACCGCATTCCGTTCCCAGGTGGAAGCACAGGTGGCGATTGGTCAGATCAACCAACAGACAGTTGAAATCTTCAAGGCCAAGATTGATGCAGTCATGTCTAATGTTGATGTGTATAAAGCACTGATCCAAGGTGCAACTGCACGTGCTGACCTGGTGAAAAGCCACTTTGATGCCTACAAAACCGAAGTGCAAGCATACAGTGAGCAGGTTGGGGCAGAGCGAATCAAGGTGGAAATGTTTGATTCTCAAATCAAGGCCGAAGGCACCAAAGTACAAGCCTATGAATCTTTGGCACGTACCTATGCCACCACTATTGAAGGTCTTTCGTCTAAAGCCAATATCAAGATGAAAGAAGGCGATATGAAACTGGAAGCGGCACGTGTACGAATTGCAGAGTTTCAGGCCAATACCGAAGCCTATCGCGCATCTATGGATGCACAGTCGAAAGTACTGCAGTTTGAAACCGAAGCATATACGGCCAACCTGGAAGCAATGAAGTCACAAATTCAGCTTTCAATTGAAAAGATGAATACACAAAGCAATATTGTGGAATCTAATTCACGTACACGGATTGCTTTGGCAGATGCTTTATCGAAGTATGCTGAAATGAAAATCCGGGTCGGTATTGCCAATTCAGATACTTTGTCACGCTTTGCTGATATGCGCTCACGTACTGCAATCGCCGTGTCAGAAGCGCATTCGCGCTATGCAGATCTATCCCTGCGCACCACGATTGCCAACAGTGATATTTACAACCGCTATATTGAATCTCGTACACGTGTAGCCTTGGCCAATGCAGATACTCAGGCCAAGTATGCTGACTTAAATTTGCGTACCAATCTGGCATACGCAGATACTCAGGCCCGTTTTGCCGATATGAAAATGCGTACCGGTATTGCCAATGCAGAAACCCAGGCGCGTTATGCTGATATGAATATTCGGACTAACCTGGCTTATGCTGAAATGCAGATCAAAAAATATGAGGTCGATTTAAGCCACTCAGTCAAGAAAGCTGAACTTGCAGCTGAAAGTATGAAAGGTATTGCACAGTTTAATACACAGCTTGCAGCAGGCGCTATGTCTGCTATGCACGTTTCAGCTAGTATTAGTGGTAGTGGTTCAACTTCAATTGGCTATAGCGCAAGTGAATCTGAATCCAAGAGTACAAACTATAGCTATGAGCGTTAATTTCATGACTTATTAGTAAGTGTTGTAGGGTTCGCCTTAAGTCCTATCTGATGGGTATCTTTTACCAATCAAATAAGATTTAGGGCTTTTTTATGAGCTTCGGTTTAAAAAAAGGGCAGAAAAAGCCCAATCAGGAAGGCGGTAAAATTCAGGGGCCAGGTACAGGTACGTCTGATGACGTACAAAAGACTGTACCGAATGGAACTTACATTATGCCGGCAGATTCAACCGCTCAAATTGGTGAACAAAATTTAGAGCAGCTTGGCCAGGGTAAACCACTAGATGTAAATGTCAGTAATGGTGAGTTTGAAATGACACCAGAGCAAGTGCATGCAGTCGGTGCACAGGCTTTGGATCAAATGAAAGATCAGACCCATACACCCAGTGGCTTACCACAAACCATCATGGATCAGCCAGGTGAAAAACCAAAGCTGTTCTTTCGGGATGGTGGGGTGGTTGAGGATGAATGGAAACGGAATTTAAAAACACAGAGCCAGCCACAAGGTAGTTTAGGGGCAGGACAGCCGCGCAGTGGGTTTAACCAGCCATCGACTGCAACTGCATTGACTGATAACAAGAACATTCAATTCCCGACAGCACAACCTAAAGTGAATGCACCTGCGGTGGCTCCAACTCAAGTAAGTACACAACAAGTGCAGCCAAAAGAACAATCACAATCAGGTGGTTGGGGAATAGGTAAAACTGCAAAAACCTTCCTCGCGCCAGAACATGACAATGGCGCATGGAACCCTGTAGGTGGATTGGTAAACACAGCAACAGGGTTAGGCAAAGGATTACTCGGCGGTGCAGGTGCATTAGCAGCTGGTGCAGGTGAAGGTGCTCGCAGTACAGCAGCTTGGATTAGTGGTGCAAATAATCCAAACCGTGGCAATATGGTTGCACCTGGTGCTGAATTTTCAGGGCAAGGTTTTGACCAAGCACGACTAGGTATGCGGCAAATGTTTGGCCTGTCTGGAATAAATTCAGGCACAGAAAATCAAATACAACCAGCTGCTAAGGTGGCATCAGCTGTAAGCAGTACACCTAAAAATAATGCTGCACAGCAAAAAACAAATACAGCGCCATCGTTTAATGATCAGTTAAATGATGCCATGTACGGTTCAGCGGTCGGAGAGCGAACAGCACAATCAGCGTCGAGCAATGTTAGTCCTTATGCAATTCAGCAAAAAGGCAATAGTTTTAGTTACGCCAATCCGGGTGCAGCAGCTCAGGCCCGTGCCGCGGGTATTCCAGAATTGCAAAGTAGTGGTTTTGCGGGTGGTATCACCCCTAGCAGAGATCCACAGGGCGTAAAAAAATTTATGGCCAATACACGGGAAATGGGAGCAAGTGAACAGCAGATTCAGGCTGCAGTTGCACAAATAATGAATCCTCAAGGGCAAGGCTTTGGAGCCATTAGACAACCTCAGACACCTCAAAGTACACCAGAACAAGATGCAGCAATTCGAGTTGCGCTAAAGGCTGCAAGTACACCATATAAAGGTATGAATGGTGAGCTGACCAACAAGCAAATTAGTAACTTGTTCGGCTTTAGAAAAAATGAAGCAGATCGTGATTCTTCACGTTATACCACTGATGCGAATAATGCGACCAGCATACAGAATAATGGTATGAATAATGCTGCAAGCATCTTGCAAACAGGTATGCGCGAAGATGGTCAGAACCTACGCCATGGTGCAAGCCTTGCTCAGGACAACTATCAGTTCAATACTGATTTTGGCCTGAAACAACGTCAGCAGAATCTGACTGAGAAGAAAGAAGGTTTTGGCGTTCGTCAGGCTGAGCGGGCTGAAAAACTATATGAGATGTACGACAGAGCAGAAAATGATGAGCAGCGTCAATCTATTCAGGCGCGGATTGACCGCTTAACTGGTGCGAAAGAGCAGAACGGTCGTGATCGCTATATGGCGGTCGGCGGTGGCCAAGAGTGGGATCAGAATGCCAATGTCATGATTAATCGACCACAACAGATTTTTGATACCCAGACGCAACAGTATTTAAATACTTCACCTTCATCGAATAGTATTCCCAAACCGGGAGAAATTAGAGAAGGGTATAGATATAAGGGTGGTGATCCATCTCAACAATCTTCATGGGAGGCAGTTTAATTAACCCAATAAAAAGCCGACTTAATGTCGGCTTTTTTTAATGGATAATATTTTCCTTATAATCACTCATCATTTGAATAACTTGATCTGCAGTACCTGAATCGGCTACATCATCATAATATTTTTGCCATTCCGGTGAATGTGAGTTTATCCAGTTCTCAAACTCTATTTGCTTGGCTATTTCATGTGCATCTGGGTGTGCTGCCAATATAGAATTATAATGAAGTTGTTCTTCTGGGCTTAATGTTTGATTCTGGCCATCAGGAACCTGAGTTTGAGTAGGGGTTTTATTACTATAATCCCAGTTTTGTTCCCAAGGTTTCTTTTGATTATCTAATACAGAGTTCTTGTATTTAGCATCTACAATTGTTGAGCTTATTGCCATCAATATAGTGAAAGAAAAAATTAAAATAATACTCGCAATAATAAGTGGAATACCCCATGATTTTTTTTGATAATTATTATGCATATGTTTTTTGACAAAATCGGATTGAGATTTAGCAAAAGCAAAATACCATACAATAATATATAAAATGCCTAAACTTTTTGGATAGGTTTGTAATTGGTAAGGGTCATCCCAAATAAAGGGTGTGCCTAGATTTAAAAATAATATAAATATTATGGTGCCAACCAACCAGTATTTTGCATTATTTGCCTCAGTGGTGCTGCCTATTTCCTGCCAGTTTTTCATTTGTAAGTATGAGCCAAATACAGGAGTAAGTAACAAGCTCCAATTTATTGCGGCATTAGGGTTCCAGAGTCTAGGCTGCTTTTTTTTATGCTCTGTTAACAGCTCATTATCGTTTTTAGTTGGCTGTCGGAAAGCTCCTTGGCTTTCATCAAAATTTTCTAATTTACTCCCACAATTGCTACAAAATTTTGCATTTTCTATATTACTTTGACCACACTGACTGCAAAACATAACCCCAAACCTAAAATCATAATTATTTGAATTTACGATAGTTAAACTTCAATCATTTAGCAATACCTGTATAGGGTTCGACTGACAGAAATGTAAAGCAGCATCATTCATCACATACCGTAGGAGTATGTCATGTCTGAACAAAAGAAACCGTGGGAACAGAGCTGGAATCAGCCTGCCGGAACCTCTGTTAGCACCCAGAATAAAAAGCCTTGGGAGCATAATTGGAATGGGAATTCAGAACCAGAAGTTGAAAAATCAAAGGGTTTTGGTGGCCATGTGCGAGATATTGGTGCTTCTCTTGCAGCAGGTGCAGCCTCACTCCCGGACGTTGCAATCGGTATAGGAGACATCCTCACTGGCGGTGCGGTCGGAAAGACTGTGGAAGATTCAGGTTTGTATACACCTGGTTCCGGTCGTGAATACTGGGCAGATAAGAAAACGGATCAAGCTAAAGCACAGTCACAAAAATTTAGCGATGCTGAAGGAATTATTGATAAAACCAAAGTTGCCTTAACAAATCCAACATTAATCACCAATACCGTGGCTGAATCTTTACCAACTATGGTCGCAGGTGGTTTAGTCGGCCGTGGACTGAGTACCGCAACTAAAGGGGTAATTAGCCCAATGGTGGGTGGTGCGATTGGTGAAGGTACAATGATGGCCGGATCTCAAGCAGAGAATATCCGTCAGCAAACTGATGATGGTCTACTCACTGGCAATCAGGTAGCAGCATCAGTGGCAACAGGTGCACTCGGCACACTATTTGGTTTAGCTGGTGGTGCGGTAGCGAAGAAGTTTGGCTTCGGTGATATTGATAGTATGCTTGCCGGTGCCAATGCACAGCAAGTGGCTGGTGAAATTGCCAAGGTGCCACTCAAACAGGTGCCAAAACATGTTGTACTTGGTGCACTGAGTGAAGGCTTGCTTGAGGAATTACCACAGTCAGCACAAGAACAGGTATTACAGAACTATGCCTTAAACAAAGACCTGATGGATGGTGTGGACGATGCGATCGTCATGGGAGCATTGGCAGGCATGACCATGGGTGGTGCTGCTTCGGGCTTAAATGTACAAGGTCATAACCAGCGTTATAACGCTCAAGAACAACTTAAGGTAGAGCAACAAGCTGCACAGCAAGTCCAAGAAACCCAAGAGATGCGTGATGCGCAATCACAATTATTTGGTGGAGATGTGCCGAATCCGGTACTTGACCCAAGTAAACTAAGCCCGTTTTCCGATAATGCGCCACTAGCCAGCCCGATCATTGACATGAATCGTTTAGAGGCGGCCGATGGGAATCCACGTTATGAGAATGGTATTAATTTCCAAGCACCGAATATTGAAACACCGCTATCACTGGTAGAGCAGCAGCAAACACAGGCAGACAATGGCATTGACTTTGAGCGACCTGAGCAAGGTCCAACTGATTTAGAGCGTCAGATTCAATTTAATAATACGTTTGGTTTAGAAACACCAGATCCTGTGGTGGACTATAACGGTATCAGTCCTTTTGATAATATTCCTCAAAAACCTATTATTGACTCCAAGAAAGTCGATTTAACACCATCCCAGCAAATGGGACTTGATCCAAATTTAGGGCCATTATCTACAGCAGCTGCCACAGCTGTGGATAGTGGTATATCTCAGCAGATGCAAATTGAAATGCAGGCACAAGCTGTAGCTGAAGCATCATCTAACACAACAGGGAAAACCGAAGACAGTAATGCGCCATTGCAACAGGCAGCAAATGCAGCACGTGAACTCACACCTGAACAGATTAACGGCAAGCAAAATACTTATGGGACAGAAGTCACTACAGCAATTGAGCAGCTAAAGCAGAGTCAGAAAGGAGATCAAAATGCACCAATCACCATTGATGAAGGCATTCAGAATGGAACAACACAGCAAGGAAATGCACCGCTTAACAATGGAAGCCAACCAGTTTCTAAACAAAATGACACCAATGCAACGGCGCAAATGGGAGCAGCAACAGGAACAGCGCAGAATGAATTACAACCTGCGCAATCTGATGTAGGTCAGGTCATCACACCCAACCAAAGTCCAAATGAAATCCAAGCTAGTGAAGCAAAATCCAAACTACTTGATACTCAATCCAAAGTAGCCGAACTGGAAGCACAGCTTGTCACTGAAAAAAGCGTACCTAAAAAGGCACAGATTCGTAAGCAACTTGAAGCTTTAAGTGCCGAACGTACAGCAATTTCTGAAAATAGTGAGCCAGCTACGGTACAAGACTTAACTGATACCCAACAGATTGCTGCACAGCAATTGAGTCAGGTAGATAGTGATATTGCCACTGTAAAACAGCAGTTACAGGCAGAAAAAAGCGTTCCAAAGAAGATGCAGATGCGTAAGCAGCTGGACAGCCTTCAGGCGCAGCGTACTGAAATTGAAACCCAGCACAAGAATATTGAGCAGCAAACCAAGATTGAAAATGCTGCACATGAAGCCGCATCCAGCAATCTAAATGACCTTCCTAAACCAACTCAAGCACAGATCGAGGCGGGTAATTATAAGAAAGGGCACATTAAAGTTCATGGCTTAGATATTGCTGTGGAAAATCCGCGTGGTTCTGAGCGTCGTGGTACCGATCCTGATGGTAAGGAATGGGCCCATACCATGAGCGATCACTACGGCTACATCAAAAAAACGACTGGCGCTGACAATGAGCACATTGATACCTATATAGGTCGTAACCCTGAGTCTGAACAGATCTTTGTCGTTGATCAAATTGACCAGAAAACTGGTGGCTTTGATGAGCATAAAGTGATGATGGGCTTTAATTCACAGGAGGATGCGATTAAGGCCTATTCATCTAACTTTGATGATGGCTGGAAGGTAGGCCCTGTGCGTGCCATGAGTAAGGATGAGTTTAAGACTTGGTTAAAAGATGGGGATACCAAGAAACCTGCAGGTGAAAGTTCAGTACCTCAGTCCGAAGCTACCTTGGATCCACAAAGTATCCAGCGTGACTATGGTGATAGTCTGGAAAGCGTGATGTCTGATGTAGAAACATTGGCTGATGATTTTACGATTGACCTGCATAGCGTTCCCAAAAAGAGAAATGCACTCAAAAATCCAAACTATCATGCAGTACAACATGAAAATGGCCGTGTTGAAATTTTGGGAATGAAGCATCCCGCTACGGGTGAATGGGTCGGGAAAGCACCGACAGAAGACATAGCTCCGGTGCAAGACAGTCCGGCTCCGGCACAAGCTCCGGTGCAAGAGCAAAATAAGGATATTAAATCCAACTCTACGGAAAAACCGGATAGTTCAAAACCTGCTGCCACAAAACCAAAGGAAGTCATTCAGGACTTTGGTGAAAAAATTGGTGGTGCACGTAAAGATACTGCAGTAAAAACTGGTAAAAAACCTGTAGCAGAAAAACCTAAAGATGACCGTCCGACCTGGGCAAAGCGTTTTGAGATTTCGGAAATTGCAGCATCATCCAATCCAGCTGAAGTCGGCAAGTGGACGATTTCAGATACCAAAAATAAGGACTGGATGGGCAATAACCGTCGCCTGACCAATCAAATGTTTAATAGCCAGGAAGAAGCTGAGAAGTTTTTACCTGTGGCAGCGGTTGCCATGAAGCATCGGGTCACCACTGATACGAAAGATGGCAAAAAAGGCTATATCATTGTCCGAACCGTGTCAGATCGTAAGCATGTGCAGGTTGTGCAGCAATTATTTGATACCCGTGATGCAGCAAATGAATACCTGGTACGTCACGCGCAGGAAATTTTAGAGACCAACACCACTTTTGGTGAACTGGATCTGCCACGTCCTGAGAATACTCAGCGTACCGGTGTTGCTCGCCGTGAAGGAGATGCCAAAGATTCTGACTTTAGCCGTGTATTCGGATTCCGTGGTGTAGAGTTCGGCAACTGGAATAACCAGGCAGAGCGTCAGGAATTATTGAATGATGCATTTGATGGCCTGATGGATCTGGCTGAAGTCTTGAATGTCCCACCAGAAGCTTTAAGTCTAAATGGAGAACTTGCACTGGCATTTGGTGCACGTGGCCAAGGACTGAGTAGTGCTAAGGCACATTATGAATCTAATCGTGTCGTCATTAATCTAACCAAGATGAATGGTGCCGGGTCGCTGGCGCATGAATGGTGGCATGCATTCGATCATTACTTGTCACGCCAGGATGGTTCAGCCAGTTCAGCATGGATCCAGCATGAAGATGGCTCACGTAGCCTGAACGTAAAATCGAACCCGGCAGATCTCTTTGCAAGTCATGGTTTCAAGGTAGTGAAGTCGGGTGTGCGTGAAGATGTACGCAATAACTTTGAAAAGCTTATGGTGACTATGTTTAAAAAGTCACAGGCTTATATTGAAGATACACAGGCAGCAGATGAGTTTGTGGCACGTTCACGTGACGAAGTTCAGGATAAGCTAAATTCTATCCGTGAGAACCTGACCAAGCAGCTCGATCCGCAGTACTACAAACGATTTAATAAACCTGCCTCTGCAGACCAGCTGGCAGAGTTCGACACTGCAGCAGAGCTTATTATCACAGGTCAGTTACTTGAGACTGAAGCGCGTAAAAATCCGAAAAGTCGTAGCACCTTTGGTGGGTACCGCCATACCAATGATGCGCTGGACAAGATCAATGAGATTTTTAAAGCCGTCCGTGGTCGATCAGGATTTAATGCAGACTTTAAGGGAGTACTGGACTATCTTCGCGGCAGCATGAGCCGCTATATGGGCCGGCTTAAACTACTTGCTGATGCACAGCAAAGCACAACCAAATACAAGTCAGTACCAACTGAATTTGCCATGAATGCCAAAGAACTGGATCAAGGCCGCGGTAGTGACTACTGGACGACTCCACATGAAATGTCGGCACGTGCCTTCCAAGGGTATGTAGAAGACAAGATCTCTGCCAAAGATGCCCGTAGTCCTTTCTTGAATTATGGTCCTGAAAATGTGGGTATCCTTACACCTTATGGCGTAAAGCGACCTTTTCCATATGGTGAAGAACGTGTAGCAATCAACCAAGCGTTTGATGATCTGATCGGTGGACTGCAAACTGAGAAGACTGATACCGGTACACGTCTTTATAGTCGTGCTCAAGATAATGTGCAGTCTGGCCAGACACCAGAACAAGTCCGTGAAGCCCTGGTCAAACGCTTTGGTGAAAAGACCATTTCCAGTTTAGAGCGTCGTGGGCTGCTCGATATTGTCAGCACTGTGAATGAACCAGGTGTGGAAGGCTTTTATCAGAATGGTCGTGTGACTCTAGTTGCAAACAACCTGAACGAAACCAGCATTATCCCGACTTTCCTGCATGAGTTGGGTGGCCATGGTGGATTTCAAAACATCATGAATGAAGAAAAATATGCCGACCTTATGGGTATATTCAACGATATGGTTCAGCGTAAACATCCGCTTGCACTAGAAGCCAAACGTCTTGCAGAACGTGAAACTGATACCAAAACACAGCAGCTGGAATACCTACCTTATCTTTTAACCTTAGCTTCCACTCAGCAGGAAATGAATGCCCTGCAAAAAAGTGCAATCAAGCGTTTTATTGATCAGGTCGTGAGCGCAGTAAAAGCATGGGCTTTTGATCGCTTGGGCATCAATTTAAACTTGAATGAAAATGATTTGGTAGCCTTGGCAAACCGTATGGTGAATCAAATTGGTAATCAAGCTCAGCAAAATACAGATACCAACCAAAATCCCTTATATAGCCGCCAAGCCAATGCTCAGCAGATTATTCAGAATCTGGTCGGCAATATGAATAAGCAGGGCCGTGACAAACTTAAAACCGAAGCAGGTTATAAAGCTACACATGCTTTGCAGTATGTTCTTGGCGCACTGGGTCGTCGCCAGTTGACAGAGTTATATCAAAAATTATTACCACAGCTGAAACCGTATAACGATATGGTGGCAATGATGGATGCTGATCAAAACGAAGTGGCTGCACTATCAGATGATCTGGCACGTCGTTGGGCTGACTTAAAAGATGAAAAAGAGTTGGCCAATGTCATGCATGATGCAACCTTGGCCAAGATCGATCCGGCCAAGCCATATCAGCCGGGTGACAATGTTGCAGAATATGCCAAGCTGAAAAAACAGTTTGATGCACTGTCTGGGGATGCAAAAAAGGTTTATCGAGAAGCACGTGATGCCTATAAAAAGCATCACCGTGATGTACGTCAGGCGATTCAGGATCGTATTCTGCGCTCAAGTATGAGTAATCAGAAAAAGACCGAATTACTGCAGCAAATGGATGCCAATTTCTTTGGTTATACGCAGGGCGTGTATTTCCCATTACAGCGTTTTGGTAAATATGTGGTAGTGGCGAAGAATAATAAAGGCGAAGTGCTGAGTGTTAGTCGTGCTGAAACCTTATCTGAAGCACATAAATTACGTGAAGTTTTATTGACAGAATACCCAGGCAGTAATGTGCTTGAACCAAAACTTGATAAAGAATTTAATGCGGCCCGAGATGGTGTAGGCCGTGGCTTTATGACTACTCTATTTAATGAGTTGGGCAGCCTAGGATTGAATGCACAACGTCAGACAGAGCTAGAAGATATTTTAGGGCAGTTATACCTAAAATCATTGCCGGATCTATCTTATGCAAAACACTCAATTCACCGTAAAGGTACCGCAGGTTTTAGCCAGGATGCTCGTCGTGCCTTTGCCCAGAATATGTTTCATGGTGGCAGTTACTTGGCCAAGCTGCGTTATAAAGATCAACTTGAGGAAATGCTGGATGGAATGCAAAAGCATGCTAATGATGAATTTAATGCTGGTAAAGGTTATGACCAGCGTGTAGCACAACAAGTCATCGAGGAGATGAATAAACGCCATGAGAAGATGATGCAGGCGAACTCACACCCATTATCGACAGCTTTAACCAGTTTAGGCTTCCTGTATTACCTGGGTTTATCACCAGCATCGGCAGCTGTAAACACCTTGCAAACAGTCTTGGTAGCCTATCCTCAGATGGGTGCCAAGTGGGGCTATGATAAAGCAGGGGCAGCGCTGGCCCAGGCATCAAATGATTTCCGTAAAGGTGTATCGATCAAAGGGATCAATCCAAAGAACTGGGAAAATGATATTGCCAAGATTCTGAAAGGCGATGAGCTCAAGGCTTATGAAGAAGCTGTGCGTCGTGGTGTGATCGATGTGACCATGGCACATGACTTGGCTGGTATTGCCCAAGGCGAAGACAGCGGGGTGATGTGGAAACTGCGTCCGGTTATGCGGGTAGCAAGTACTTTATTCCATAATGCTGAGCGTTTTAACCGCGAAGTGACATTTATTGCAGCGTACCGGTTAGCACGTGATAGTGGCTCAATGCACGACCAGGCTTTTGAGCAGGCAATGGACTCTACCTATAAGGGCCACTTCGACTATTCATCAGGGAACCGTCCACGAATCATGCAGGGCAATATTGCCAAGGTCATTTTACTGTTCAAACAGTTTGGCCAGAACATGATTTACACCTTGGCCCGTACCGCTCACCAGTCGCTTAAAGGCGAAACTCCTGAAGCACGTCGTGAGGCACAGCGGGCATTGGCCGGAATTATCGGTATGCACACCGTATTTGCAGGGGTAATGGGCTTGCCTTTGGTTGGGCCGATTCTGGCCATGGCTTCAATGCTTGGAAGTGATGATGATGAACCATGGGATGCAGAAGCTGCTTTACGTAATGCTCTTGCCGATGCACTGGGTACCAAGACTTCAGAAGTTCTTATGAAAGGTGCTTCACGCTTTGGCCCAGCTGACTTGTCTGGTCGTGTCGGTATTAATAATTTGTTATTACCAGATGTGCAGGATGGTCTGGAAGGCAAAGACTTTAGTGATGCCATGGTGATGAGTGGGTTAGGTCCAGTAGTAGGGATTCTAACCAATACCTTTAAAGGCTTGGCTGAAATTGGGCAAGGGCACGGCATGCGAGGGGTGGAAACTATGTCACCGGTATTCTTGCGCTCTCCATTGCGCTCGATCCGTTATGCCACTGAAGGTGCCCAAGATAAAACTGGAGTCATGATCAAGGATGATATTGGCATGCTAAGTCTTGCGTCTCAGGCAGTCGGTTTTAGCCCAAGTGAAGTACGTTTGGCCACTGAAGGGCGTAGTGCAATTTACTCACATACCAAGCGTTTGGATAATCGTCGTGATGATCTAATGAATGATTATGTCCGCGCGGTTCAGCGTGATGATATGGATGGTCAACAAGAAATCTGGGCCGAGATTCAAACCTTCAACCAGAAGAACCCTTCACGCCGGATCAGTAGAGTCCAGGCGATGCAAAGTTTACGTCAGCGTGAAAAACGTGTGAAGCAAGCAGAGCATGGTATTTATCTGCCGAACAAGAAACGTGAGGATGCAGATATAGGACGTTTTGCGTTTGATGAGTAATTTGTCTCTCTTATTGTAAGCAAAAAGAGAAGCAAATGAGTTTGCTTCTCTTTTTAGCAAGTTAAAATCAAGAAAAACACAAATTGAATTTCTGAAAAAATATCAACTGGTTATTTATATAAATCAATAATTTAAAATTAAATTTATTTAATTGGTGTCAATCATTATGTCGAACTAAGCAAGATTTCTTCCTGGTTAATCAAGCAACGGTCAAGCATTCCGAGCGATTGCTCGATATGGTTGTTGCATAAACATAACAATCAACTCATGTCGATATTTTATGACTTTTTAACCACATCGAATTCGAGGGAATTGATTTAGATTTTCGAGGGAATTGATTTTGATTGGAGTAATTTCTTCATTATTTTCAAAATTCAGACTTGGTTGTACTTGTTCAATGAGATCGTCTAATTCTTTTATGAGCGCCGGTTTAGTCTGTTTACCATTCACTGATAAGAATCGACCTGCCTCTGATAGTGACTGGGTGATAATTTCTACTTGCATGGAAATTTTTGCAATTTGTGCCTGTAACCCATCTTTAAGCTGACGTGCTAGTTGCTCTTGCTCAATAAAATATTTTCGAATCTCATGGCCTTTTTCATTTCGTTCCATCATTCCGAGGTGTTTGGTCATATCTACCGAGATGATGTATTCAGTGGTTGGTCGTCCACCTTTTAGGTTATCGTCTTTTTTGACGTAAACCTGATAATCAAAATTTTCTTCGAATTTACACTGTGCAATTCGTCGTTTAATCCAATGAGAAACTCAGCCTTCACTTCCAGCATCTTGTATAAATCACGCGCATTTACACCTAACTGGATTTTTCCATTCAATTCAACTTCGATGAATAGAGGTCGATCTTCAATTTTTAAAACTGTGCTCACTGTCTTACTCCAAATGATTCCGTATTCATAAGGATGCTTCTGACTTTTACGTCTTGCTGTGCAATTTTTAAGCTAAATCCTCCTGTGTAGGGTTCGCGTAACTATCTGTAAAAAGTGAATGATGCATCAATAGATCAAAATTTGTATTGAGAGCGTTATGCAAGAGAACACCATCCCCTGGATCATTAAGATCGTACCTGCAGTTGTTGGTGCAATCTTGGCGCTGGTCCTGAGTGGTGACATCGATAAAGACGGAAAGATAGAAGTCTCACTGAATGTCATCGTCAAATTCATGGCCAGCGTAACTGTCAGTTTATATGGTGGTTCGGCTTTCATTGAATACTTCAACTTACTTCACGTATCTACGATGTACCAAGGTGCAATCATGCTGTTCTTCGCAGTATTTGGCTTGCTTGGTATCGGCATCGTTTATCAGTCCGTTGCGTTACTGCAGGGAAAACCTATGTCAGAAGTACTGCATGAAATTAAAGCGGCATTTTTAGCGATTTGGGGGAATGGGAAGAAATGAATATTGAGCAATTTTTAAATGAACTCATTCGCCGTGAAGGTGGCTATGTGAATAATCCAGCCGATCGAGGCGGAGCAACAAAGTACGGTATTACCGAAGCTGTAGCACGTCAAAACGGTTATAAGGGCCACATGAAGGATCTGCCTGAATCACTTGCGCGAGATATTTACCGTAAACAATATTGGACAGTGCCGCGTTTTAACCAGGTGAATGCACTTAGTTCACTGGTTGCAGAAGAATTGCTTGATACAGGCGTGAATTGCGGTGTTGGTTTTGCCAAGCCTACTTTGCAGCGCGCCTTAAACCTATTGAACAACCAGGGTAAAGGCGGTTGGCCTGACTTGGTTCCAGATGGTGTATATGGTCCGGCTACATTAGGTGCATTAAAAACATTCTTGGCCAAGCGTGGGAAGGAAGGCGAAAAGACTTTATTGAAAGTCTTAAATATTTTGCAGGGCAATCGTTACATTGAAATTTGTGAACGCAATCCAAGCCAGGAGCAGTTTTTCTTTGGATGGATCTCGAATCGAGTGGTGATTTAAATGGTACTAGATGCCTTTTTAGCCCAATTCTATAAAGCTGTGATAGTGGTGCTGCTGGCCTTACTTGCCCTAGCAGTTACCTTTGGTGCATGGAAACACTTTGCACTTGAGCATAGTGAGTCACAGCGCGAAGCCGATATTGCAAAAGCAGTTAAACCTTATGTAGATGCGGAACGTGAACAACGTAGCCACGCTGATAAAGTGAGTGGTCAATATGAAGAACTTAAAAGTCAAGATCGAGTGCACACGGAAGTCATTAACAATAAAGTTGAGAAAATCACGGAACGCCCTGTTTATCGTAACGTGTGTCTTGATGTTGATGGCGTGTCAGCCCTCAACGAAGCCGGTCGCATGGAACCTACCGGCGAATCTGACACAGAACTGTCCCGACCTCCTTGAGATTGAGTTAGGTGATGGTGGTTATGTACTTAAAGCTTGGGTAAGAGATAGACGGCAATATGTTGAATGTGCTCATGGGAAACGTGCTCTGAATCAAGCTGTTAAAAGGCCCTCAAGTTGAGGGTTTTTTTGTGGGGTGACTATGCAAAAAGATCAGGTAATTCGAGTAAATGTTAAGCCATCTTTGGGAGTAAGAATTGTGCGATGGCTGACCTGTTGGGGTGGTCAGACGTAAATGGCGATTTTAAGATAGAGATAAATCACTTTGAGGTCCTTATGCTAAAACAAGAAATTAAGTCTGCCTGGTTGCAAGAAAAAACTCCAAATTGAGCGTTTTGGTTGGAGTAAAAATAGTTAGGAATATTTTTGGAATAAAAAACTATTAAAAAGTAAAAAAAAGTTGTATAAATACTTATAAATTATTCCTTAAGAGAGTTGTATGGCTTTAGCAGAAGAGATTCGCGCACATGATTTAATTAATCCTTATGCAGATATAATTATTGAATCTATTAGAAGTGCATGGATGGAATGGCTTGGTAGTCCATTTTTTGGAAAATGGTCTTCGAGAGGAAGGGCTACATTTGTTTGGGAAACAGTGATGGATTCTCTTAAGGATAAATTCAAGGGAAATAGAGATGTATATATTTTAGATAAAGGCACAACAGTTCTTTTTGTTGTAAAACAAGAAATTGTATTTCGATTTAAGCTGGCTGACAAAAGTGGTCGTAGTAAAAATGTTCAGACGAAATCTGCAAAAAGCTTTCATGATCCTGAATTAGATTATAATTTGTTAGCAGAGGGTGGTATCGCAAGCGATATACCTCGTGTTGAAGTTGTTTATTCTTTAAATAAAACAGCTACTCAAATTGATAATATTAAAATGATCGCAAGAGACAAGAGTGCACTGGTTTGGAATACAAGTTTAGTCAGTACTCAAAGTTCATTTGTCGAACTTGGTAATATTTCAAATAATACTGTTGATAGTGAACCTAAGGCTAAACGACGCTTTAAAGGAAAATCAACAGAAACTGTTAGAAAGAAAGCGGTAGGTGAGATGTGAGTAATGTGACCTTTAATCCTGAGTTGTTAAGGATATTAAGGCAGTATAGAGGCTTTGGGCAAACCGCTCTGGCTAAGGAAACTTCCATGTCGCAGGGAACTCTGTCTAAACTGGAAGCTGGACTATTAGAGCCCAATGAAGAAATTATTACAAAACTCTCTAAGGTTTTAAATTTTCCTGAGTCAATTTTTTTCGAAAGCTACAAGCCGTTTGGTTTGCCTTTAAGTGTGCATCCAATGTACAGAAAAAATGCTTCACTTGGAAAAAAGGCAATAGAGCAATTAGAAGCTGAATTAAATATTCGAATTTTTAATTCCGTGAAACTAATTAAGGCTATTGAATTCGAGGAAGATCTACCTTTGCCTTTTTTAAGTTTGGATATTTATGAAACACCTGAAAAAGTTGCTGAGCTTGTAAGACGGACATGGTTAATTCCTAATGGACCTTTAAGGAATCTAACAGAATATATTGAGCGTGCTGGTTGTTTGGTCTTTCATTGTGATTTCTCCCAAGAGGGGGTTTCTGGAGTTACTTTAAAAGTTCCTGGATTAAATCCATGTATTTTTATTGATAAAAACATGCCATCGGATCGCCAAAGATTTACACTTGCTCATGAGCTGGGGCATGCAATTATGCATAAAATTCCTTCAGAAGATATGGAAGATGAAGCAAATCGCTTTGCTAGTGCTTTATTGATGCCTTCCAAGGATATTAGAGGGCAACTTTCTGGAAAAATAACACTGGAAAAGTTAGCCACATTAAAAATGATATGGCGGGTTTCTATGTCTTCACTTCTGATGACTGCAGACAGGGAAGGACTTTTAACACCATCACAAAAGAAGTATCTTTGGATTCAGATGACTAAATTAGGATATCGAACAAGAGAACCTACAGAGCTTGATTTCCCAAAAGAAAAAGCTCTTACGATAGACCAGATCTTTGATTATTATCAAAATGATTTGGAGTATTCAATAGATGATCTTGTTAACTTGCTTCATACTCCTAAAGAAGATATTGATCAATTATATTCATTAAATATTGTAAGAAAGAAAACACATTTAAGAGTCGTATAAATAGATACTCTTATCAAAAAAAAGCCATGCTGCATAAATATTTATGCGACATGGCTTTTTTCAAAATTTAATCTCCAATTGTCCCCAATACTGGCACCATTCTAGGCCCAAATTTTCGTGCTTTACTTACAATTTCTACCAATTCATCATAAGTCAGATTAAATGAATCAGAACTGTCAAAAACATAGACTACATTCTTATCCTTAAGCTCTTCAGGTTTTTCTGGAATAAAGCGGGTAGGTATCAGCTTCTGGGTGAGTTGCTCATCTGTTAAAGCTTTTGGTAAATTATTTGGATCAAATTTCTTAGTCTGCATTTTATTGCCCCCATTTATCAACTATGTCAGCCCAGTCTTGTAGCATTTTCCGGCGCTGACTAATGTATTTAGCGTGATTGTATGATGCTCTTACTTTGTTCTGCTCGGCATGAGCAAGTTGCTTTTCAATCCAGTCATCATCGAAATCAAGCTCATTTAAGATAGTACTCGCGGTTGCTCGAAAGTCATGTGATGTCGAGTTTTTAAGTCCTATTTTTTTTAGAGCACTATTCAATGTCGCACTTCCGATTGTGGTAGCGCTACTGTATGCACTTGAGAATACATACTCTTTGTTGCCTGTTTCAGTATATTGAGATTTGAGTACATTGAACAGTTGATCAGACATAGGAACCAGGTGGATCCTATTCTTTTTCATAGTTCTTTCCTGAGAGTTACTTCGTGTTGAAATCGGGAAAGTAATAAGTCTTTCTTCAAAATCGACATACTCCCACTTCATGCGTCTAATCTCGATTGAGCGCAACATTGTGTAAGCCAAAGTGAGTAGGGCATTCTTAACTGTTGCTGTGCCATGGTACTTATCAACCCCCTTTCTAAATTGCACCTGCTGCTCTTTTGATAGTGGCTGGGCATGCTCTACATCTGGACGATTGATGGAACCACGTACTGCATAAGTTGGATCATTCTCAGCTCTTAGAGTGGCGATCGCATATCGCATAACAGCACCAATAATTTTAATATTATTTGCTGCGGTAACTTCACCAGTCCCTCTAGCGCCTGTTGTCCGAACACGAGTGATCGTTGATCTTGCAATATACAGGACTTCTGCAGCAGTTACGTCAGCAACACTCTTGGCTCCAATTACTGGGTAGATATCAGTATCAAGAGACCATCTTACTTTTCCAACGTATTTTTCTGATCTGTTTTTTAAGATCTCGGCAATATATTCCTCAGCAACGGCTTTAAATGTATTTGCATTTTTCACACTTTGTATGACTTTTTCTTCTCTGCGGGCTAAAGCAGGGTTTTTACCTTCACTGAGTAGAGCCTTCGCCTCATCACGATTCTTTCTTGCTTCTGCTAGACTTACCCGTGGGTATTCCCCTAAACTTAACATTGAGGCCTTGTTTTCAAATCGGTATCGATAGCGCCAAAGTTTTGTACCTGTAGGTCTAATCTCAATACAAAGCCCGTTATGATCAGCAATGCGATATGCTTTATCTCTTGGTTTAAGGCTCTTAATTTTGGTGTCGGTGAGCAT